TTTAAGTCTTCTTGGAAAGGAAAACTAATTCCTAAATATTTATCGTCTGTCATGTTAAATTATTTCAGTTATAGCCGTATTGTCAAAAACAACATAGGCATTTTTGTTTCCAAGTCCAATATCGTCCAAATCTTCAATTTCTGATGTTGAATATTTTAACCCAATATAGCCCATTTTCTGTAATACTAAATTCATAGCAGTACAAACATTGGCATAACTGTTGAAATCATTTGTATTTAGCTTATATTTCTTTAGTAAATCTTGAAAATCTTTTGTGGAGTCTAACGCCCAACTGATTCCAATATAATCTTCGTTTGAAATATCTGCCAACTCATCTTCCTCGTAGTCTGTTATTTGTTTTAGATATTTTCGTCCAAGATTTGTTTTGAAAACTACATCTAATTGAGTTAAAAACTGTGTCAATTCGCTTGAAGTGAAATTTCTTGTCGTGTCAAATATACTCCCAGTAATATCGTATTGTTTGATTTTATCACCGTAAAACTTGGCTACGCTCAAATCATCTGTTAGATATAATCCTTTGCCAAATAAATCAACATTGCCAGTTTCGTTTTTACCGACTCCACGAATAAGTTTCAAACCTTCGTTTAAAGATAGATTTTCTACGATTAGATTGTTGATGTATTTTTGTAATGTCATTTAAATTAACTTTTTATCTTATATTTTAATTTATTTTTTATTAACTTGCCTAATTCAATTTCTGAAAGATGTGGGTCAATATCAAATATTTTCGATAAAAGTTTAGATGTATTATGTAAGCCGTGTATTTCGTTATCTATCAATTTTAAATTATTGAAGATAGTATGTTTAAATACATCTAACGATGTTTCTCGTAATCTAGGGATTTTCTCACTTTCAATTTCATCGTGATTCTGTGTCACATTTTTTATTTCATCATTGCTTGATAACCAATTTGCATATTCTATCTTTTTCTATAAATATCCGTAAATCAATAAAACAAAAAAAAAATCAAAAGACTTACAACTTATGTCTTTTGATTTTTTTGTTTTCGTCCCAATTATTGCAATTATTTGGGATAAGTTTTGTTTGTAACAAAAAGCGTCATAATTTGTTACAAAAAAAAAGTTACAAACTAGATTCATGTTGAGCCATTTGACGTTCAAAGTCATTTCTTTCGACAATCGTATCAAAATAGTCTAACGGAAATCCTTCGACATTACTAATGCAATAGGATGTGTAAACGTAGTCTTACTAACGTCAATCATTAATAATACAATAACATTGAAAATCACATAAGAGTTCCATATAAAAAACTTTAATCTCGACTATTTATAGTTACATTACAATAAAACGAAAATCACAATTGATAAGAATTTCACGTCATAGTATCAGTAACACGGCAAACCGAAATAAACTCAATATTTTGGAACAGATGTGTGTTGACTATAAACACGATGTTCAATTATGTGTAAATAAACTTGTTAGTGGTGAATTACCATTAGCAAATTTACATTTACCAGAATTTGTATTTGGTGGTATTTTAAAACATAGTCATTATGTGCGTGATATATATTCTAAAGCCAGTCAAATAGTTCGTGGAGAAATAACTGTTGCTGAAAATCGCAGATTTGAATGTTATCAAGAAATCTACAAAGAGTTAATAGAAGCAGACAGACACCCTGCGTTCACAAATAAACGTTATAGTGAACTCAATCTCAAACACATTTTCAAAAGTAGGTTCTTCACAATTCCAGTTATCAAAAACATCACTATTGATTTAGCAAAAGATTTGGTTGACATTCAAGAAGGAAAACACTTTGACAATTTTGTTAGATTGAAACTCCCTTATTTTAATGAAAGGGGAACTCTGTCAAAAAAAATCAAAATCCCAGTAAAGAACTATCAACACGCCAACAAGTTTATCATAAAAGGATACATACGAAAAACGTCTATTCAAATCAAAAAAGTTGGCGATAAAATGTTTGTCAATTTTCTTTGGCAAAAAGATGAACCAATTGGCAACCCTAAATTCAAAATTAAAAATAAGTCTAAACACAAAGTTAAACTCAATCCAGCCAACTATTCCAACCACATCGGCAATTCAATGGGCATCGACTTAGGCTATAAAAAACTAATTGTAACGTCAAAAGGTCAAGTCTTAGGAACTGACATGATAGACCTTTACAAAGAGATAGCCGATTGTACACGCAACACTAAAAAATACAAACGTCTCATAAAAGAACGCAACAACAAAATGAATTATTACGTCAATCAAATTGATTTTGAAGGCATATCAGTTCTCAAAATAGAAGATTTGAAAGACGTTAAAAAAGATACTAAAGGAAAATTTTCAAAAAACTTCAATGCAAAACTAGCAAGTTGGGTTTACGGTAAAATAATAAATAAGATTACGATGATATGTGAGGACAAAGGTATTTTGTTGGAGAAGGTTTCTCCTGCCTATACATCACAAACATGTTCATCTTGTAAGTCGGTACATAAAGAAAGTCGCAAAGGCGAAAAGTATGAGTGTATTGATTGTGGATTAAAGATTGATGCAGATTATAACGCAGCAATCAATATCAGCAATAGAGGGAGCTTGCAGTCCCCTTAACTTTATAAACTGATTTTGTGTGAGGACATTATACCATTTGGTTGATGTTTTTATATGGGATTGGTAACTCCGCATGGTCTTCGTCACAAACATCACAATTGCATGTGCCACTGTTGCGATATATTGGTTTACCGATTCTGTCCAAGAACCATTCTTTTGATTTTTGCATTATATGGATTGTTTATAGCGGTCAACAACTTCTTCAAAAGCAAATTTTACATTGTAGCCACATTTTATCATGTCGTAAAACACGTCCAACTTTTTTAAGTTTGTAAAATTCCAATGCCATAATGTAAACATTTGCCATTTATTCAATGGATTGTGATTTTCAATGGCTTTTTGAAAAATCTGTTGCCTTTTTTGTTTTTCTGTTAATTTAATTGAGTTGTTCATAATTGTTTATTTATATTTTTCTAACAAATTATTTACAATTTCTTTTACTTTCTTGCATACATAAATGTCAGTTGCTGATAAATGAACAAATGCGTTTGAACCTAATTCATCAAGCAATTGAACCAAAGCAACTGCATATAGTTCAAGGTCTGTTGATGTATGCTCGGCAGCAACTTCACTTCTCGACAAGTTACAAAATGATTTAACATTTGTTCGTAAATAATCATGATGATAAGTGAATGGTACTCGACCTTTAGAATGTGGAAGCCTATCTATAACTTCTAAAATTTGTTGACTTGCAATATGTTCCATTTTTTTTATGTTTTTAACAATTAGCTACAATAGTAAAGTTTTCTGATACAAAAGTTTGACATTCCAAATGATTTTTACTGTAAAATACCATTTGCTCTCCATCCCATTTGAACGGCTCTGCATAAATTCCTGCAAAACCATTGTTATTCAAATGCCTTATATCTTTTATCAAATGACTTATTGTGTAAAGTCTTTGGTCTTTGTTGTTGCGAAATATGTTCATGTTAATCGTTAAGGTTGACCAGTAAACTATACAATTCTTCACTTATTGGTATCCATTCTCGTTTTGAAACTTCACAATAAACTTTTGCAAAATATTCACCATCTTTTAGTTTGACATGAAGTGAACCATAACAATTACCGAGACCTGCTATTTTAGTTTTCATTTTTATATAATTAAAAGTCAATAATTTATTTTCCAACCTCTGTTGTCCACATAATAGGCATCTGCATAAAAACGTTGTACTATTGCAAGCATATTGAACCGATTTTGACCATAAGTTTTCACAAGAAATCTCGTTTTTCCGTTGGCTTGACTGTAAATCAATTGATATCCAAGCGTTGAATCTTGTGATAATTCTTTAACAAAAGATTTTGCATAAAAATCTGTGGCTTGTCCGTCTGCCTTAGACAAATATTGTATCAACAAAGTATCGGGCAATTTCGTTTCTGTGAAATAGTCTTTTGATTGACCAACCTGTGCCGTTTGGCTGAAAGTCGTTTGGCTTGATAACAATAAAATTGTTGCCAATAGAAGTGTTTTTTTCATGTTTTTGTCATCTTTATTAAAATATTTAAGATTAAGTTCAAAATAAATTAATGTTAATAAAACATAAATTGCTTCATCATCCACAAAATATTTTAATGTTGCACACATCAGTACAACTATTACAAGTGGGATAAATCGTTTGATTAGATAATTTATCATAGTTTTTTTTGTGATTTGTTAGTTAATTTGTAAAATAATAGCCATTATCTTCAACGTCAATTTGTTTGTTAATTGGTTGGCATCTGCGAAGCCTGTAAACTTCTGCCATCATTTCTTCTTCTGTGCAAAAATATTTTGTCCAACTATCATTGTCACTTCCAGATAATCTGATATAAAATGGACAATGTTTTTCATCAACCTGTTCAGACTTATCTCCTTTCAAAAGATTTTTAATTGTATCTAATGAATTTTTTAAACCTAATGATTTGACGTGTGCCAATTTTGTCTTTTTATCCATCAAATACAAATTAAAATCAACCTTCACGTCACGTGGAATATGATGATTCCAAAGATTTAAAAAAGAATCCAAAGATGTTAATTCTTGACTTCTGTTTTTGCCGAAAGTCAAATGACAACCTTCTTTGTCGTTTTGAACGTAGTTTCCATAAAATGATGTGTCTTCATCGACTTCAATAAATTCCCCATTCTTTTCATTTTTTATTTTAACTGCCTTGATAATATCAGCAGAAATCCACTTATTTGCCTTGATTTCCAATTCTTGTAAAAATGTGGAATTTGGAAAATGTTTGTCGAAAAATTTGTTGACTATTCCAAAATTGAAACCTTCAGAATATTTGTCAACGTCTGACAAATTGTCAATTGCAATAGTGAAAGTCGTTTGAAATAGTTTCTTTTTGTTAAGAAAATCTCCATAAAATACAATCACTGGCAATGCCATGTAAAGTTTTGCTTGACTCGTATTGTAATAAAAATGAGCCAATTGACCAAATAATTTAACTTCATTGGAAAATCTAAAAAAAACCTTTTGTGGAAATATTGATGGCTCTGACATATTTATGACATTTAAAGTTATAAAAAGATTACAAAACAAACAACAGAAGATTTTTAAATTTAGTTCCTTGTATTATAAAAATCATTTGCTATCTTCAACAACATAAGACTTATAGTCAAAATCTTTTGACAAATGACCCCTATCTTTAAAAAATTGAATTTCTGAAAGCCAACAAATTCCACCTCTTTCTTGTCGCCTTTCCATTGTTTGATTGTTCTCGCCAAATATGGCTACATAAGCAGCCCAAAGGATTTTTGCGCCATCTTCTGATATTGTTGCATATCCGTTGCAACTGCCTTCGTGTTTTGTATCGAGTAGGATTGTGTATGTTTTCATATTTTTTTTATAGTTTCAATAAAATCTTGTGCTATTTTAAGACCATAACTATATGGTGTACAAGCAATATCTTCGGCTTGTTCAAGTGAAAGTCCAACAGATATTTCTCTCATGTTAAAATAAATGTATAAATAAATCCCATGACTTTTTTCCATATCCTTATAGTATTTTACAACTATATCTTCTGAAACTTGGTTCAAAATGTCTATTGCTTTTAGATAAATGTCTTTTGGTTGTTGCATAATCATGGTTTAATATTCCGAAAAAACTTCTGGTTTTAATAATTCAAGCTCTTTATAAACAGATTCAAATTTTTCTGTTATATAAGGTTTTATTGGCATCTGTTTTGCGATATATGCCATACAAGCGTAAATCCCAGTCCAACCATACTTTTGAAAGATTGGTAAAACCCAAACCAAATCCCTTTCATCGAGTAGAACCATGTCAGCGCAAGCATAGTCAAAAAAGTCATTGGCATTCAATGCAATGCCAAATGACCCTTTGATTAATTTTTTTAAATCTTCTTCCATTTGTTTATGTGCCATAAGATATTTGTAAAAAGCCAATGTTTATACAATTGTGATAACCTTCGTAGAAGTTATCTTCATTCTCATGAATCCAATTGAATTTCCATTGTTTACGAATTGCAATCGTTAGATAACATAATTTCCATCGGAAAATCCTTCCTGCTATAAAATGATTGAAACCGCCATATTTATAGCCATTGGCATTGAAAGTGAAGATTCCCCACTTGAAGAATATTTTTTTTAGATAGGTTTTCATGTTGTTATTTTAATTAAGAAGAACAGCCGAAGCATTCAAATGGAGAATCCTTGGGTTTTTGTGGTAAATCAGTTGATTCTGTTACAGCTAACTTGTGATTATTTTCTCGAATGTCTTTTGTTCGTGTGTAATACACACCAGTCTTCAAACCATTCTTCCAAGCAAACATCAATGCGCTTGAAATTTTACTGTATTTTGCGTCTGCATGATACACATTCAACGACTGTGATTGGTCAACATATTTATTGCGGATTGCTGATAATTCAAGCAACGTTTTCTGCGGAATCTCCCAAACATCTTTGTATCTGAAACGAATATCTTCTGGAATTTGGAAAATCTTTTGAATGCTGCCAGCATTTTTGATAAGTTCGTTTTTCATATTCTCATTCCAAAGACCCAATTCATCTAACTCGTTGATTAAATATTTGTTGATGATTACAAATTCCCCTTGACCTACTTTTCTTGTGAATAGATTTGAAGTTACAGGTTCAAACGACTCGAAAACACCCAAAAGAATTGCAGAAGAAGCCGTTGGCATTAAACCTACAAATAAGGAATTTAGAACAGCGATTGGTTTGCCATTTTCGCAAGGTGACCATCCATCAATGTAGGTTAAACCTTGCTCATACGGACTACCATACCATGCAGGGTAAACTCTGCCTTGTTCCAACGACATTTTGTGGCTCTCCAAAAGAGCTGCTTTATAAATCGTTTGAAATATATCGTGATTCCATTGTTTTGCTTCTTCAGATTCAAATGATATTTTCTTTTTGGCAAAGAAATCCGCAAGTCCAGCGACTCCAATGGCTAAGGCTCTTTGGTCAAGTCCTGCGTTTTTTGACCAGTCATCTGACCATTTGTTTTTGTCAATGACAGCGTTCAACGCTCGAACCATAACGCTTGCGCTATGAGCGATGGTCTCCAAATTGTCATGTTCTGCGAGATTGATAGAACCGAGAGTGCATTGGGCTGTGTAATGTGGTTTGGATACTTGATATATTTCATTACAATTCCCTGTTAAAATTCCATTGAACATGCCTTTATGTTTTTTGGGTTCATTAAAACAATATGTATCGCTTAAAATTGGTTCTTTTTCAATATTTTGAATTTTTATAAATGTGTAAGCTTCTCTATTTGGTTGTTTAATGGTGTATTTGAGTCTATGACATTGCAAACCTAAATTATGTAATTTGTATAAAGAATTGCCATTTATTAAAATTCTATATACTGTTTGGCAATCAAATAGTATGTTTTTTTCTTGATTCACGTTGTTAGATGGTAACAAATATTGACCAGCTTCTCTAGTTAATGTAACTTTTGAATACACACCCAATGTTTGCAGCATTAATTGTAAATCACTTAGAAATGGAATATTTACAGAAGCAATTTGTAAGCTTTGTGAACCACAATTGTTTGTAACTGTTCCATCTGAATCTAATAAACCTGCCAACCAATCTAAACGGCTTTTAATAGAGTATTCTGAATTTGGAATAAAAAATTTATCTTTCAAAACACGTGTATGACAATATTCTCTATCTTGTTTTTCTTGAGTTGACCATTCACCAATCAATGGCATTGTAAACAATGATTTCAATTCACGTTTTTGCCCATATAAATAAATTCTTTGACCACTATCCGTTAAACAACCATCGCCAGTGTAGAAACCATTTTCATACGCATATTCCAATTCTTTTTCTCCGTTGATTATTGGCAACTCATGTTTAATCAATTTATCACCAATTTGTAATTCGTTGGCTCTTTTTTCAATTAATTCGTATTTATTTTTTTTACTTTTTTGACCCTTATAACCAGTTTGCACATAAAACTTATGATATTCAGTACAAGTCAATTGGTGTCCAGAATCAGTTGTAATGTTTAACATCTGTTGATTTTCACCAGTCTTTTGGACAACTGTTTTTGAAAATTCTTCACCATTCCACACATTAACTTCTTGATTTTCTAACGTTTGAATTTCAATATATCCTTTATCTGTTAATATTTTAGTATTTGGCGCAACACACAAATTAGACTGCTTCACAACACCTATATTACGTTGCATGTTATTCTTATTTGCATTGTCTTTAAACATCACATAAGGCTTTCCGCTTTCAACTTGAGATTTGATAATAAAATCCCAAAGTTTTTTCGGTTCAATCGGTTGACCTAAACCTAAATCTACTGCTTTTTGATATTCTGCTTCAAATTCTTTACCCCACAAATCGTGTAAAGGCTTGATTCCTGCCATTTCTAAATCATTCGGGCAGAACAGATGCCAAAGTTCATTAGATTGCAATTTTTCCATGAATAAATCATTTATAACGACTGCTGTGAACAAATCTCTTGTTCTCATTTGTTCGTCACCTGTTGGCAAAGTCAGCTCAAGGAAATCAACAATGTCTTTATGCCAAAGCGACAAATATAATGCACAACTTCCTGCTCTGCTACCTTGTTTGTAAAAACGCATTTTTGCTTGAACCATGTCAGCCAAACGAACTACGCCACCTGCTTTTCCGTTGAAACTTTTCACATAAGATTGTTTGCTTCTGATTGGGTCAATCAATAAACCAATTCCAGAACCTTCTTTTGAAGCGTAAGCAATTTTTGTTAAAGTTTCTTCAATATCTTCAATCGTGTCACCTGCAAGCATCGTCAAATTGCAAGAAATTCCTGCGCCACGATTTTCAATACCCATATTTGTATAAATGGGTGTGGCAAAGTTCATGCGTTTAGTCATGAGTTCCTCTAACATCAATTGACATTCATCTTCATCTGCTGATAAATAAGAAGCCACCCGATGATACATACAAGATGGCAATTCTACTGGCACATTGTTAATTCTTTTGGAGTATTTTTCCAAAAACGTAGTGGCAGCAAAAAAATCGTAAGACATGTCAACTTCTGCCAAAGGTTTATCAATTAATTTCGATTGACGACTCATTAAAATTCTTCCGCCTAACAATGAATAATCTGGGTGATTTAAACATTTGTCAGCAGATTCAAAAGCTATAATTTCGTCAATTTTCGTAGATGACATTTTGTCTGTTATCAACGGTATCACATCTTGGAATAATTGTGCAGCATCAACCTTCAATCCTTTGGCTTGTGCTTTAATTCTATTGTAAATTTTGTTGGGCATGAACTCTTGGACAGAGCCATCATTTTTTGTTATTTTCATTATTTTATTGATTTTTTATTCTGAAATAATTATTCCTTTACATTTATTACATTTATTATTGACATTTTCATAAACAGTTATCTTTCTCCGTTTTGAACATACACATAATTTGTTTGAATAACCGAAAATGTTCAAAATTTGTTCAATTGCTACATTTTTGTCAATATTATCGTGGTCGTATTCAACAAGTATTTCTCTTAGTTCTCTGTTAATTAAGTCAAGTTGCGTCATAGTTAAAAGTCTTGTTTTAACAAGTTAAAAATCCTGTTTTGATAAATCAAAAATCTTCGTCAAAAATGTTAGCGTTATTCGTTGGAATTTCAACCTTTGTATATTGACCAGAGCGTTGTTCAAAGAAATTGTTTTTTGCTAAAAGCCCTAGACGTGCCATATAATTCAAAGGATTATTCACATTGAAAGCCTTAGATATTCCAAAATCGTTTAGAATTGTATCTGTAACAAATTGAACATATTGAATCATCATATCCTTTGTAAGACCTGACAATCCTTCTGGCATAGATTCTTCTACAAATACCTTTTCAACTTCGTAACACTCTAAGATTATTTGTTGTATGTCTTTAGATGATAATTTAAAATCGTCTGAAATGTAGTTATTGTACAAATAAACAGCAAAATTATAATGTGAAGTTTCATCACGAATAATCAATTCATTCATTGCGCCCAAGCCCTCCATCTTATTACGGCTTCTGAACCAAAATACACCTGCGAAAACTGATGAAAACGACAAACCTTCAACACAAGCAAAAGCAATCAATCGGTGGACTAATGATTGGTGGTCAAGCCATTTTTTTGCCCAAGATGCTTTTTTACTGACAGCTAAATTTGTGTCCATCGAATTGAAAAGGTCTTTTTTATCTTTCAAATCCGTGATATATGTGTCAATTAGCAAACTATACGCTTCTGCGTGAATTTGTTCAATGGCTATTTGGTTTCCATAGAAATATTGGGCTTCCATAATATCAACATTGTTGTAAAACATTGTGGCAATGTTGTCAATTACCAATCCATCAGAAATTGTGAAAAACGCAAGAATATTTTTCAAATAAATTTGCTCATTTGGCAATAATTCATCATATTTGTCTTTGCTTAAATCTACGTCTTCTGCAAGCCAAGGTTGCTTTTTATTAACATTATAAAAGTCCCATAAATCTTGGTACAAAATTGGAAACAATGAATACCTTTTTTCAACTTCTTTTGTTTTGAAATACATTTGTTAGTTATTTGATGTTTAATTGTTGCAAGTATCACTTGCAACCAGAGTTTGATAATATTGTGATGTGCTGTTGTCGGAAATAGAATTGCAAAAAACTTCATAAGGTTTTTGTCCTTCTAAATAGTAATACGGTTGGATTATAGGCATATTGGGATTGTACGGAATTTCCTTTTGCAATGTGATGATTTGTAAATTCGGTACAATTTTAAACTCTTTAAGTTCAGGCATTTTTGTCAAAAGGTCTACAATCTGTTCAACAGATACTTCATTAAGAATCTGGAGAGTTTTTTCTGTAAAGTTAATGTTAATGTTCATAGTTTATTGTTAATTATTTGTATGTTATTGCATCTGTTGAATATCTTCTTCTGTGTTAGGTACAAAGTCAAAAGAAACAGTTTTAGAATAAACCCTTTGAGCTTTTGGAAAATTTACTGATGATATTGTTTCATCTTCATTGGATGTAGTATCAGACTTATCAACATTTTGAAAATATTGAAACCATTTATCTTTAATCAGTTTAAAATCCTTTTCGCTGTCAAATGAAGTTTCAGATGCGTTTTTATTCAAATGTATATAGTTTGAAGATTCCCTTGAATTTTGCCAAAATCTATGGTCTTCATGATTTTCACATTGATAAACGCTGTTGCCGTCCATTACCAATAACATTTGATTGTCATCAGTGTACAAATCACTATTACAGCAAGGACATTTTAGGTGGGATTTTTCTACCTTTGCGAATTTATTTTTCTTTAGATTTTCTATTAGTTCTGTCATTGTTTCTTTATTCTGTGTCATTAAAAGAGATAAGTTTCGATAAAATCGTTATTAAACAAATTGTGACCATTATTTCAAACCCTAAAAATTTATCTAAGGCACAAACACAGATTGCTATTGTGAGTAATTTTACAATATCCATCTTATTTTTCTTTTTATTTGTATGTTATTATAAGTATCGGTCAAATTTATTTTAAGGATATTGTTCAGATTTATTTTTTATAATTTCTGCTCTCATAATTTCATATATTTGGAGTAAGAAAAACACCCATCAACTTTACTGTGGTTGGGTAGTTTATTGAACGCATTTATCATAAGACTTACAAGTTATAATATTCCTTTAATTCTGGTTCAAGATGTATATTCCCAATGACTTCACATTCATGCCAAGCGAAATCGCCATTGATATACCAAAGAATTTCCGCTTGGAATTGCCAAATCTCTTTACCTTCGTTGTAAGATAAAAGTCCAATGCTTTCTCTTTCATTATCTGCGCTTTTTTGTCTACTATGATGATATTTGAAAATATCACCCTCTTTCATTTCTTGACCATTCATGTCTTGTTGGTTGGTAGAACGTAATTTAGTTTTAGTTGCTAACTTTTGTTCATCGACCAGTTGGGACATTAAAAAATTTGCATGATTTTCAGCATCGTTACGAAAATTCGATGCAAAGGCGTGAAAACAACTATCGACTATTTTTAAAACGTCTGAAGATGTGTAATTATGTGTCATTTGTTTTTTATTTTAGTTAATACTTGTGTTGATTTCCAGCCCATAATTTAAGAATTTTTAGTAATTTGGTTTATTTTTTCCTTTAATCTTGTGTTGAAGAAATTATCCTTACCATGTGTTTTAGTTTCAATAATAGTTTCACCTAAATAGACGAATAGTTTATATTTGTCTTCTTCTGACATGTCTTTCACAATGTTTTGCAGATTTTCCATAATTATTCGTTTTCTAAACAAGTGTCATCAAACACGAAGAAATCTTTATAACCTTCAAATGAAGTTATAGTCAAATGATTTGCCATTGATTTCAAAATGTCTTCTAAATCACCACAAGACATGTTTGGTAATTCTTTGGTGAATGTTCCTCCGAGCATTTGGAGATAGGGTATTTTTTCAAAGATAGAATTTAATGTGTTTTCAACGTCTGTTGACATAAATGAGTCATAATTCTCTTGAAAGTCGTAAATTAATTCTTCGGCATGTTTTCGAGTGAAAACTTTTTTTGTTTCGGTTGCTGTGTTCATTGTCTATGTTATTTTTTTTGCTTGTGATATTAATGAAACGTCCTTTGATTTATTTTAGTTCCATTTGTTTCTAAAAAAGTCATTAGTTTTTAAAAAAAGTCATTAGTTTTTCAAGTGAAAATTCAAAAGAGAAATTATTTCTTCATCAGATAATGTATAGGGAATTTCGATAAGATTAAAACCATTAGATTTTGCGAAAAGTCTTTTGATTTGGTCACGTTGCTGATTTAATTCAAATTTTTTCACTCCTCCAAATCTTTTAACTGGTTCGTAATGTTGAATTCCTTGATATTCTATAATAATCTCTGAATTTATTGTCAAATGTGTATTTTTATCCATAGGAATGTAAAAGTCAAATGCTAACCTTTTTTTGTTAACACATTTAGCGAATTTAGCTTGTTGTATATATTGAATTTGATTATCGTCTAACCAGTTTTTTATAAATAACTCTCCCTTTGAACTGACGCAATTCCTACAACCATATTTTTTATATATATGATTTGCAAGTATTTGTTCAAAAATTGTGTGGCATTTATTACATATAATTTTTATTTTTACACGACTGTTTTTGTATTCTACTAATTTATAATCATATTTGTCTGCGCCATGCACCTTTTGGGCTTCATTTATAAAATTTATTAAAGATTTTTTACGAATTAAACTTAAATTGTTATGGCTACAAACTTTACAACCTTGTTTACTATTTAGATGATTATCAGGTGTTTGTTCAAATATAATTTGACACTTATTACATTTAATTTTTACTTTAATTTTACTATTTTTATAATCAACTAAACTATAATCATATTTATCAATACCATGTGTGTTATGTGCTTCATTAATGAATTCATTTTTTGTTTTAGTGTAATAGGATGAAACACTATTAAACTTACAAATATTACAACTACTATTTCCACGTAAATGTGTATCTGGAATAACTTCAAAAACATGCTGACATTTTTTACAAGTTAATTGTACTTTAGTTTTACAATTTATGTAATTAACGTCAGCGTATATAAAACTTTCAAATCCATATTTTTTTATTGATTTTGCTATGAAATCCTCTGCTGTTAATTTCTTCATATATTATTTCTTTTTATTTTTATAAATCTCATCAGTTGTTATGCTTGTGATGCTTCCCTTGTCTTTCACCTCGATTTCCATTGTTCCATTATTGAAAATACATTTATAAGAATGTCCGTCTCGTCCAATACGACTTCCAAGCACTGAAATTGTACCTTCATTTTCAAGGCGTTGTTCTAAACTTCGACCTATTGACATTATGAAATGTCCGATTTTGGCTTTTGAAAGACCTCCTCCCATCATGTCAACGGTTACAAGTGATGCGCCAGTTGAAGCTCTACCCCCTTGAGTAAATGCCCAAACCGCAAGGTCGTGATTTGTAGCAACACGTTCCAAACCCCTCATGATTTCAGCATCACCTTCATAAGATTCTTTATATTTACCTTCTGTTTTTAAAACATCTATATAATCAATTACAACCATGTCAAAAGATATTTTTTTAAATTCCCCCGATTTTACACCATTTTCATCAATATTTTGAAAATAAACCCCTCTATTTTTTGCTTTTTGTAGTAATTTGTCTATATCGGAAACTTTTGTATTTGTGCAATCCATTTTGTGGATTACTAGACTTCCGCCAGCATCTTTAATTTTTTTCAATTTGGCATCTGAACGTGTAATTACAGTTTTTTTATTTTTAACATTTCCAACTGCATTTAAGCCCATTCCAGAAAATTTACTTCTATGTTTTTTAAAGATTTGGCTTTTGGTATCTTCAAACACAATTTGTAAAACATTATACCCTTGTAAACTTGCATGATTGCAAATATATGAACCGAAAGTTGTATTATGAGTTAAAATCATATCTGTTGTTACATATAATTCATCTGGATTAGACACTTTAATACATGTACATTCGACTTTACCAACAAGCTCAATAGACTTAAATCTTCTTTCTTTAGGTTTTACATTTAATGGTTGATACTTCTTTTGTCTGTCACCGAAATATGATATTAGACCGAATGGATATGAGAAGTTAAATCTAGTTCGATAAGCAATTCTTTGTTTTTTATTTCTTTGCCCCAATATAAATTGAGCTGTTGAAGGGACTTTTGAATATTCAGATATTATAAAGCCACCTAACGAGAAAAGAAGTGTTTTGAAATCCTGTTGCAATTGTTCTGAAAGTGATGTAAATGCCATTTTTCCGTTATAAACTGCTACTCCTGCATCATACATACCACGGAACAATTCACGTCTGTTTTCAAGGCTCGAAAATAACGCATTGTGTGGAATGAACTTTTGAGTTTGTTTTTTGTCAAATAAGTTGAGTTCTTTCAACACATTTAAAGTTTCTTCACAATCAATTGTGTAATGTGTGAAGCCAGATATTTGAACTGTTCCATTTGGTAGAAAAGTTTGCAATAAATCACGCTGCTTTTGGTCTGTGCAATAAAATCTTAAATTTTGACGAAAATAATCTCCTCGGACTAACAAAAACCCCAATAGATATGGATGAATCTTTGGAAATTCATTTGTAAAATCAAAAGGTTTGATTTTTGGAATGATATATCCACAGGTGATTTTATCAAAATCTTTCGATATTTCTTCTAAATCTTTGGTGAGGTATCGTTGAACGCCACGTTTTTTGAAATGGTCTTGACATTTTCTATCTTGAACAGTCCAAAGATGTTCCTTGCAACATTGGGTTTTTGAACCATCTTCAAAAGATACTTCATAAACGTCTTTTAAACCCTGTGGATATACACCTAACACCTTTTGACTTTTACCGTCACTTCCAAGGATTTCGTCACCCACTTGAATTTCACCCATTAATTTGTAACCATTTGGCGTGTAGATTCTACAAGTGTTTGGTTGTGCTTTTCCTACTTTAAGGGCTGCGATTACCAAAGCCAATTCCTTATTTGATAACCCACCTGACATGTCGCTATCTAGTTCAGCAATGCCAGTAGGAATTGGGTGTCTTTGTCCTTCCTCAAGGTCATCTATGAAACCTTCTGTGAATGCTTCAAGTTCATCTTCATCTTCCATTTCTACAATAGCACTCGACATTATCTGTGCTATTTCTTTGTAGTCGCTATATTTCCCTTTGTTTATATAGTTATTCTCTATGTTTTGCCAAGCGAGATAGATGTTTTTAGTGTTGATAAAGTCTATGGAATTTTGTTTAACATATTCAGCATCTTCATCATCAACGCATTTGACTTGCTTTAAATACTCCATAAGAATATCAACTTGCAATTCATTGGACACATTTTTGGTTTTGATTATTGATTCTAATGTATCATAAAAAGGAATATTGGTGTTGGAATTGTAATATTCTTTGATGTAGTTGATAAGGATTTTGGCATTATTGTTTTCAAAGTGAGAATTTGAAATTTTGTGAATCATTTTTTTTCCAAAGACGGCATCACGTTTGTATTTGTCGCCTTTTAATTCTTTTGTGCCGATGATTTGTTTTAGAACCTTTTTTTCATAGGATTCTCCGAAATATCTAAGGTTTTTTTCGTTGAAATTGTGCATCTTTTTGCGTTTGGTTAAGCGGTTAGAGAAATGAAGGGATTTGAGCGAGTTTGAATAAGAAAAAAAGAACTCAAAAGATTTTACGTTTTGAGTTCTTTTGGTTTTAAGGTTTTACTATGTCGGTTATAAACAACATTTTTAGGTTAGTTTGTCGATAATATACGACATCAATTGAACTGTGCAATATTTCCATTGATTTGGATTATCGTCATTGGACATTCTATCTTTTAAATCTTTTGGCATTCTGTCGATTAAACCTGCGTATAGGTATGTGGGATAATTACCATGAAATCTAGGTTGAATACCTATCAAAGTGGTTTCGTCCAAGCCTAACAATTGTAATTCCGATTTAATAACTTTAATGTTCCAATTACGATTGATATTATACAATTTCATCAATTTAGATTGGTCTATATAATGCCTATCTTTATCGTTCTTACTAGTTATGAAATTTGGAAATATGCCAAAAATTGGCTCTTTTTCAAAGAAATCGAATATGTACATGGTTATTTTATTTATCAAGGCATTTCAAGCTACAAAAACTGCCAAATTCGACATTATCATGTTCAATAGAACATAGTGGGCAAATAGTGTTGTGATTTGGTCTTAATTTATGTTTAACATCTAGCGACCTTTTCCAGTACGCCTTTCGATTTCCAGAATATATGCCGTTGATTTCATTATCTGTTATCAACGACATAATATGGTTTATTTCGGCTTTTGTTAGTTTTACTGTTTCCATTAAAATTACATAGTCAAACAAGAACCAACAATTTCTGCGCTATTGGCTGTGAAAGTATTCACCTTTGGACTTACAGTTAAAAATCTATTGGTATAATCATCAGCTCCGAAGGCTTCTTTGATGATGGTTCTCAAACCTTTGAAAGTTGTGTTTTCATAATTTGTGATTTTTTTATCAGCAGCAGCCAAAGCCTTTTCAAGAGATTTGGTTTTGATGTTATCTTGACCTTCCAATGCTTCGGTGTACTTTTCAAATACAACTGCTTTTTCACGTTTCAAAGAAGCAATTGTTCCCATAATAGATTGATAATCTTCAATATCTGCATAGGTCACGTTTTCTTTTTGCACCAATGGCTTTGGACTTTTAAAATAAACATTGAAGTCTTTCCAAATTTGGTTCAAAGGAGGTGTGAAATCTTTTCCATTGTATGAATAATCATCGGCTGAAAATGAACATCTGAAGAGTTCACGTTTAACATACATGTCTTTCAATTGTTTTGACAATGAATGTAGTTCATCCCTTTCTTGTGGTGTGATTTTTCCAAAAACATTCATTTCTTGCAATTTGGCAAGTTTGTTTTTCAAAATATCAACTCTTGGTAAAAGACCTTCTTCATCACGTTTTAGTGAATGGTTGTCATAAATGACAAGTGTGAATTTGTTGCCAGATGACTTTTGAGATTGTAAATTTGTGGCATAAATAGATGTGCTGCTGCGAGAAAGATATTCTTCTGTACCTTGACGTAAAGCCAATCGGAATACTTCAATCATTTTGTCGCCCATTGAGACGGCTTCCCATGAGTTTTCAAACACGTTTTCATAAATATGTGGCTTATTTTTACTGTTTTGAATTTCAGTCAATGGATTTGCGCCCAACCCTTCTGGTTCGTAAAATCTTGAATCAAAATCACGCTGCGCAATGTATTCTTGCCCATTGCGGTCAAAATTAGCAATCAACTTGTCGTTGTACAACATTTGAAGTTGGAAACGATTTGGTTGTGATTTGTAATCACGTTCTTCACTTTTTTGGTTTTTGTTAGTTTGCATTAGTTATAATAGTTTTATAAAAAGGTTTGAAAAAATTATTTATTGTTTTATGCTTTTCAGTCAATATAATGAACAAATCATCAGATTTCAAATTTAACATCAAAAGATTTCCATTATTCGCTTGGAATTTCTCTCTTTTGAGGAAATTTATGCTTTGCAGGTTCTTTTTGCAAGTTTCTGTGATAAATTCGTGGTTTTTTAAGTTTACTATCCTTTCATTTGTTGTGAGAATATGTTTGCCTTGAATGCCGTCTGTTACACCATTGAGAATGTTATTGTAGGTTCGTTGTTGGACTTTACCAATATTATCATCGTTTAATTTAGAAGCACATTCAGTTAAGATATTTTGAATTGAGCAAGGAGTTTGTTGGATTTGTGGGAATGCGTTGAAAAGCGATGTTTCTTTGACCAATTTGACATTGGAAATATCATCAGAATTATCACCACAAATACTTTTGATAAGAACAATGTTCTCGGATGGATAACCGAAAAACTTATGAAAGTTTTTGTGGGTAATCGTTTGGAATTGGTCAACTTTATCAGTTTTTGATGATTTGAATTTGAATTTCTTATTCAAATAGTAAACTTCAACATTGGGTTGTAGAAGTTGCATTATATCCACATCGCCAGTAGCAATAGTGATTTTTTCCGTTTCGTCTTTGCCAAGTACATATAAAGCAATAATGTCATCGGCTTCTACCTTTTCATCTTCGTAAGTGGCTACAAAGTAAGATAGTATTGTTTTTAATCTTTCTTTTTGATTGTTGAAATCAAGTCTCTTCTCTTTATCGTAAGGACTTTCGTTTTTTGGCGTAAGTCTTGATTTTTTGTAGTGAGGATAAACAAATCTGCGCAAAACTCCTTTATGGTTGCCATCAAATGCAATCCGAAGTAGAGAATAGTTACCATAGTCTAATAAGGATTGGACTTTGAGTAAAAATGCAGCAACAGCCAAAAGATTTTTAGCATTAAAGTCTTCAGAGTTGTATGTTGCTTCAAATGATGTTTTGAACAAGGAGTTTCCATCAATAAAAAGCGTTCTGTGGCATTGCTCTTGCAATTTTGTGACTTTGTTTAAAGGGTTAAAAAAAAGATTGTGCCTAAAGTAAATGATATAATAATCATGCTTACAAAGATTAAAAATAAATCTTATTAGACGGATTTTCTGGATTCAAATTGTTCAAAACAATGTCACAAAATTCACCTTTTTCAAGTGCTTTCATTTCAATTGCTGTCCAAAGGTCTTTATATTGAAATCCATTGACTTGAGCAAAATCCATTGCGACTTGTACAAGGTCAGCAAATTCCATAATATCCTTATGATTAGCCATTTGAATTTCATTCATTTCCTCTTGAATTTTCAAAGCGTATAGTTTGTTCAACTCGTCTTTGTCATGGACGATTTCACATTCACTTGGGTCGAGTCTAAAGACCATGTTGCTGCGGATGAGTTTTTTGGGCTTTTGTTCGACTTTGTTCAAATCTAACAAGTAACCACGACCATCAATTGAACCTTTCAATTTATAAAGGATTTGATTATCTTTTAATTCAAGTGTATTTGGAAAATTACCTAGAATTATATGTCTCAATCCACCTTTTTCAAATTCTCCATCTTCCCATTGATAGACCACTTTTGTTGGGTCAGACTTACAGTAACAAAATGATGGACTTTCAACTTCAATTATTGTGCCTTGCATGTTTATTATAGTAGTTTATTTTTTATAGTCGTCATCATTTGTAAAGTCTTCGTAATCTTGTTCTAATTTTTGAATAACCTTTGGCAACGCTTCAAGTGCTTGAGATTCTTTCTGTTTTCGGCAGAAATCACAAAAACGTAATGACCAATTGTAGAAAACGTTGGGATAATCTTCGTTCCATTTTTTTAACAATGTTGGTTTTTCATAAGCTACAAGACATTTTTCGCATTTGAGATTTAACATAGTTAATCTTTTTTCAAAGTTTTCTTGATTTGGCAGTCGATGAGACCTTTTTCTATGCCGAACTTCAAATTTGAGGCAAGCATCTTGATTGCATCGAACTTTCGGTTCATGTCAAAATATAATGCCGTCAGATTTTTACTAATCAGTGAAGACAAACGTATTTCGTTACGCCCTCGCAGGTTGATTTGATGATTTGTAGATGATTTAGAAGATAATTTATAGTCAGCCGTTTGATTTTTACGCCACTCTTCATCAGCTAATGACAAAAGATTTTCAAGTAACATTTCAGCTATTGATTTTGCCATTCCTACGGTTGTCATATAACTACTGATTTTTATCATGTCTTCTGATATGAGCCAAGGGTCTTCGTTGTTATTGTTTAAGTCCTTGTTAAGAAAAATCAAAGTTTGTTCATAAAAATCGACTAAGATTTGTAGGGCTTCATCCGAATCTATTTTTTGATTTTTGAGAAGACTACTGTTGAGTTGTTGAATATTCATAATTAACTGTTTTCATTTTGTTCATCAATATATGTAGAGATTGAATCTAAACTTAAAAATGTAGAAGCCCATACATAATAATCAAATAAATGGTGTTCAATATTGAACAAATACAATGTGAATAATGTCACTATTGTTGGCGGAATAAATATAGGATTTATAGTTATCATTGTTATCAGTCCTCTTCTTCGACAGCATTTAATGAAAAATAAGCGTTGATTGCTCCATAACAAAGCAAAAAAGAACCAAATGCCATCCAACCGCTAATGTCACTGTTTAAATGGAATGTGTAAGCCGTTAGCAATATGAAGCATATTGGCAAAAGGAAAATTATAATATATTTCATGTGATTTTTTATTTAAAGTGAAAAGAAAGTGCCAGAACATTGGAAGTTCTGGCACAAATTTGATATTTAGGTTTAAAACGGAAGGTCTTCTTCTAAGATGTCAGAAGGTTTTTCAACAGTATCTTTTGGTGTTTCAGAAAGTCCGTTGATTGGTGTGAGATAAATGACTTCACGTCTTTTTTCATTTGAACCATCTTTCAAAAACTTGTCTTTATAAAATTCGTCCTTTATTTCCATATCCCAACCCATAGTTTTAAAGAACTCTGTAACGTGAGGTTTTAAGATTTCTGATTGGAAATTTGATACAATTCTTTTATAAAATTCTAAAATTTGTCTATCTCCGCCACCACCAACTTTATTATTAAATGCTTTTAAAAATTCAGCGTTATTAGACTCTGTGCCTTGTGGGGTTGCTACGCTTATTTTATTTTTATCGTCATATACACTAACCTCATAACACCCTGCAATATCTGTATATCCATATTTTGAATCTTTATCTACAATTGAAACATTTGGACTAACTTTTATTTGGTCTCCGTATTTGGATTTGTATCTATTCAAAGAAATTTTCACATCGCTTTTCAATTGCTCATTTGTCATTGAACAAATTCTGTCAATAAATTTTCTTGCAACAACTGCGATTGCACATTCAAATGAATACCTTTCGTTATTATCGAAATCCATAATATCAGCAGTAAACTTATTTTTCACTTGTTTATTTTTCAAAGTGTCTGCAATATAATAGAAATTTAACAGTTTACCAGATATGAATTGTTCGGTGTTACCGTTATCGAAATTTTTAGTTATCGAAATTTCATGTTTTTTTAACGGCTTTTTATATTTACTTTTTACTGTAATAACCGTTTCTTTTAACAAAACATCATTACCATCTTTCATTGTGTTATATAATTCATTGAAAGCAAATTTCTCTTGTTCTGTTCCAACAAAAATTTCCGTTGACCAATTATTCTTTTTAGCTTTTAAAAAATCAATTTCATTTTCATTGAAAATTTTTAAAGCCACTTGGTATGATTCATCATCTGGAAATATTGCAGCATCTGGTTCGTTGTACGGAACTTTAGCGACAAATTTTTCTTCGTCTTTCGTTGCGAAGAATTCAACCTCTATAAACCTAGTGTTGTTAATAGGGGTGATGGTTTTTGTGAACTCGTTAGCTGTTTGGTTTGGTCGTGCCATAGTTTGTTTAATTTTAATCGTTTGTTATGTTATAAATTTATTGTCCTTAGTAATATAATGAACTTTGTGTCAAAAATCAAATTATTTTGAGATTATTTTTATTTTTTAACGCAATTTCATATTATTGTAGTTAAAACTTTGCTTCACATTGCTTTCACTGTACGAATCGTCAACGTCTTTGTCAGTTAAAACAAATTCTTCGGGTTTTTCATCTTCATCATTTGATTTGATTGAAACGTCAAAGGTTGGTTCTTGTGAAGGTTTTCCATTCTCAATGGAATAGTCATACTCTTTACCAGCAGCAGGTTTCCAATAGTCAGTCAATTTTTGATTGTAAGGGTAAGATGAAAGAGATTGTAACATCAATTCTTCATTTGGTGTTGGAACACGTTTTAAAAATTGTTGCTCCATGTTTTTTTCCATTTGACTCACTTGCGCCATCACTTGAGAACTATGTTTCATCATTTTCTCAATTTGTTGGTTAAAAGTTGTTGCAATTGAATCAATCTTTTGAGTTATCCCATCAATGGCTTCTGAATTTTGGTCAATACCGTCTGTGATTTCAGTAACATCTACTTCAACTTCATCTCCTCCACCCATATCGTCTGCTGGTATATCTTCTCCACCTTCGGCATCAAAATCAATTTCGTCTGCTAATTCTGCATTCAAATCATCTCCACCGTCATCTGCGCCATCTTGTGTATCATCTGTTGGTTGGTCGTCTGCTGGCGCATCAGTATCAGTTGCATCTTCAATGTCGTCACCTGCCTGTGGTTGGTCTTCGGCATTTTGATTTTCATCTTCAGGCGCTTCATTAAGTTCTTCGGGTTTTGGATTGTAATACTTGTATTCTGAAACAAGATTAATTCTTTCAGTCAATTTATCAATGTTAAAACGTTGTTTCATTGTTCGATTTGTTTTTGTTTTTGCTTTGTTAATTGGATTGATTGGGAATTATAGTAAAAGTTGGCGACCATCTTCCAAAACGAGTTTTTTATCAACTTGTTCTACCAATTCTTTGTCAAAGCAAGTTTTTTTTGCTTTTTGGTTTGATGTACACTTTTCACACGTTGCAGCTTTACATTTTCCGTTTTTGCATTTTGACAAGATTTTGTCCAATGCTTCATTTAATTTGGCTGATTTTTCAGTTTGTTCAGTAATCATAAGTTTAAATTTTGTTTTTTATATAAATATGAACGATGTTGGAAATTGCATCTCGTTGCAACCACATTGTTCCAAATATCAACTAGGTTTAAATAGTTCCAAACAACTATATTTTTTCAACAAAAAACACAATTATTTTTCAAATTAAAAAGAGTTTTCTTTTATCGCATTACAAATTACAATTATATGACAGGTGGCAACTCACTTGTAGCCGTTTTTCAACTATACTTTTTTATTCCTTTTTATATAGAAGAATTAACCCACTAAGTATAGTTTTATAGGTCTCTACAGAATATAGATTCCTACAGAAAAAGAAGACTTTTTAAGCCATTCGCAATTTATTAATTGTCTTGCTTTTGAACGGATAGTAAGCTATAATTTTCGTTGAATTTGGTTGTGTTATGACACTTTTAACTTGATGATGTAAATGTCCATTTGCATAAATCGCAACGTGTGTTACTGCTAAAAACGGTTGTCCTAATTGTTTTTCATTTGTATCAACATTCAATAGATTTTTCAGTGCATTTATTTTGACTTGACTTGCATTATTTTGAATTACAGATATTGCAGCAGATTTACTTTTGCTTGTTATATATGTTGAAAATACAATTGACCCATCAGGAACACCAATGTCTGACAAATCAGCATTCGACCAACTTCCAGAACCATTTGATTTTAACTTAGCTTGATATGTTGTTGTATCCACAAACTCTAATTCAGCATCATTCATGGCTGCAAATAAATTCCAAGCATTGAAACCAAATGGCTTCACAGTTATTCCAATGTCCCTCAACGCATATTTAACCCATCTTGCACAATATCCAACTTTAGTATCTGCATAACTAACTGGCGTATTTGCATTAAATCTTGAATTATATAATTGTAAAAATGCGCTTTCTGTCATTTGATTGGCATAGAAAGTATAATTTTCTGTTGCACTTTGGGCTACAAAAACAACATTGTTTGCAGTTTCTAATGCTGTAAATTCAGCAGCAGATGGTACATCGTTATATCCAACAATTGCGCCTGTATCTTCACCTAAAGAATAAAATCCTTCGTCTTCACCATTCAGAGGTCTTATGACACTCTTATTCAACTCTTCTGCATTAAATAATGTGTCTGATAAAGGAATATTTACAAAACTTGTGGCTTTGTCAACTATCGGATACACAAATCTTGGCATTCTTGCGCCTGTAAATGTAGTTTTTATCATATTAGGTGAAATAACATGTGAAACTTTTGTAATAAGATATGCGCCATGAAAAAATGGAATATTGTCCAATTGAAAATAATTCAATGGATGTATTTGCATATTTCCCATACATTCAACAGAACATTTGTAACTTCTAAGGGCAAATACATTGTATAGATTTGTCCCCTTATAAAATCGTTTTGTTCCACCACGCCCATCAAATATTTCAGCAGTTGCAATTCTTGATTCTTCTGTTTCTCGGTTTTCTTGTTGACTTAAATCTTTAATACTTGTGAAAATAGATTGATTTTGGTCAGCATAACCTACACGGAAAACAACCATGTTATATTTGAATCTTTCATCAGGGTCAAGTTTACCATAACCTGTTGGAACACGTCTGTCTGTAAAATCTTTAGGGATGTTAACACTGTCAAATTCTCGCAAATCGAAACCATCATTCACATAGAAGGACTTTTCTCCAATATCTAAAACTTTTGATGTTCCACCAACGTACATTGCGATATACGCTGCACCAGCATTGACATTTTTTAAATCAGTGTGGGGTTTCCACATGTCACTGACTTCTTGAGGATTTCTATAATTTACATAAGTGGGTAAAACGTGAAAATCAAACTTACTTGCTCTACAAATACGTCCAATATAACTGTAAAGAGGGATTCCAACTTCCTTAGACAATACTAATAAAGCCTTTGGGTCAACTACTGCCGTATCGCCAATATATGACCATGCTCGGTTGATGAAGTGAAATCTATCAATCAGTCTTTTTTCTTTACTCACATCGCCATTGCAACCACAACTATTGAAAATTTGTGCATTTCCACTCCCACCTATCCATTTATCATATAAATTTTTAAAATGCCCATAAGCTGCTAATTTATATGCACTATCAGTTATATAGAACTCTTGGTCTTGCGAAGTATTTTGTCCATTTCCAGATAGTTTGACGTTTGTTTTGTTGGTAATTGTAACATTCTTTTTGAAATTAGTTATCCAGACCTCTAAATATTGGCGCAACGTTGTTTCGTCCATTATAGATAATCCCAAGTCTGAATACAACACAGATGATTCTTTAACGATATTCAAAGGGTTTATAACACATATCTTTTGAATATTTGCAAACTCTAACAATATGTCATTGTATGCCAAAGTGTAATCAGTATAATTCAAATATGTTGGATTTGAAAACTCGGACATTGTGCAATATTGTTTAAACTTGTCTTCAATTCCGCTATTTGTGATATATTCGTTAGCAACCCAATTCTCGAAATATGCTGACATTTTATCAATGAAAACAGTTGTAAAATTGTCTAAATTTGGTAAATAATAAGAAGTTTTTAATTTCAAACTTGCATATTGTTGTCTAAATTGAACATAACGATTATCGTAATAGGTATTCAAAAAAGCCAAATCAATTGACGTTTCAAACCAGTCAGTTGATATTGATTGTTGTTTCGCTCGGTAAAATTGGGCAGCAATCCATACCAATTGCATCTTACTGATTGAATAAACGCCCGAAATTTCAAATATCTTATTCCAATCGACAATCTTATCCATTGGCAAAGTTGAAATCAAAAGATATGCCTTTAAAACGTCTGATGAACTATTGTAATATTGTGTGTCAAAAAGACATTTTGAAGAATCAACTGATATTCCGTTAATGGCAATTGATTTTCTTGCATTATTAGTGAATTTTTCTTCTGAACTTTTCGGCTTTGTATAATCAATAGCAGCATTTATTTGTCCATCAAAAATTGTCAAATCATTAACATTTTCAAGCACAATAGTGTTGTTTGAAATGTCATCTTTTAAATCATTGGTTGTTTTTGATTTGTGATATTTTTGGATGTTCTTCTGAACATCGTCAGTCCAAAATTTGGCAGTCAAATCCCCAACAACAAAATTGGCGTTGCGATTAGTTTCTAACGTTCTATGGTATCTCTTCTTGTTTTTAGTAATGAAAATGTCGTTCAATTTCAAACCAAAACCGTTGATTGTGTCATCCACAGATGTTGGCAAAACTTTATCACTTTGATTTACAATTGAACTTATGAGACTTGTGTCAACATCAGAATATCCTTCAATTAAAAAACCATCATTAGATTTTATGTCATAGCCATTGATTTGGTATAAGTCTGGATTGTCGGTTATGAATCCGCTGTCTGTTAAAACTTCATTTACGAAGTCTGTCAAATCAATATTTTTGATAACTTGTTTCAAAGTTTCATTCACAATTTGACTTGCAGCATAAGCCGATTCAAGTTGTGCAACATTATTGATTGACGAACCTTTATAGCAACTGTTGTTGTATGCCAATAATGCTCTTTTCACAATATTAATTGCTAAAATGTCTGGAATTGTGTTGCCAATAAATTGTAAAGTGTCAATAAACTGAAGACCATTATTTGAATAGTCAATTGGATTTAAAGTTACCCAACCAGTCGGATTTGTAATGGTTGAAACTCTACTGTTGTTTTGTTTTCTATTTTTTGTTTGAGTATTATTAGACGCAACTGACGAATTAATAACCTGTCTAACCAAATCAATTTCTGGAAATGCAGGGTTGTCTTCACCAACAACATCACCAAGCCACAATTCATTGCCAGTGACACTATCATAGACTGATGGAAATGGAAAAATACGATTTGCCACAGAACTGATATCAGTTCGCACATTAGTCAAATTACCAACTCGTTGTGCCTGAATATTAGCATTATCAGCTTCAACTGCGACATTATAAACTACTTCTAAAAACGCTTCAACATTTCCAATGATTATATTAAAAACCGTTTGAATACTTAAATCAAAACCTAATTCTTGTGATAATTGTTCGTTCAACTCTTCGTTGACTTTGATTTCTAAAGCATTTTTCTTTTCACCAATTTTTGCAAGAAGGTCAGCAACTTGTTTTCTAAATTTGAAATAATTGATAATGTAAAATTCTTTGGTGGATGTATCGTCAACATTCAAACGGCTTTCCAAAACATCTAAAGACACCAATTTTAAATTTCCTGTGATTCCATCTTTTAGAACCTCTTGATTGATTTCATTTACAACACTTTCAGTTATTTTTTTAGCTAAAGTTGGCTTCGACACATCAGAATCGGTTATTTTATAACTGCTGATATACGATTGACTTTTTTGGTTATCATCAATGAATTTATTGTACTCGGCAACAAATTTTGTTAAATCTTCAACGATTATGTCGTAAATGTCTTCCTTTTGTTTGGAAATAATACCAACATCACGAACAAATAATTGGTCTGTGTTAATTTTGAGTTGAGTGATACGGAGGATGTTACCAAATTCAGAGGTATAGTTAATGTCAACTGGTTGAGCTATAATCTTTTGGAGTTTGTCTAATTGAAAAATCAGTGAATTGACAGTTTTCAACTCTTTGAACGAAGTTGAACTACTTTTTAATGATTCTGAAATTGTTGTAATTTTCCCAAGACTTGACAAAAAATCATTCAAAGGCATTACACCAGCATTCGTCAGAGCATTATCGGCAATTGATGAAGATGTAATGTCTAAAACATAATTCATTAAAATATCTGACAAAAATGCGAATGTATATCCAACGAATTTGGCAGTTATTATGAAATTTCCAGTAGCAGCATCAAAAGCTGCATTCCAAGTCCTTAGATGAAGGCAATATTTGACGGCTCTTCCATAAAATCCTTTGACTGTTAATTCAAAAATCGGATGAGGAAGTCTAAAGAATGTTGAAAATTCTGATGAATTGTATTTTGTTCCATTTTCGTCATTGTACTCGTATCCATTGAACAAAGCTGCGCCACGAACATCAACAAAAGTTATGGAAACTTCTGGCACAAGACTTGCGCCATATTCCATTTGAATGTCTGTAATTCCAAATGCTTCTCTTTCACTAGATTGTGAACCACCAATATTAGTGTAATTGGTTGTTAAATACCCTTTACCATTTTGCTCTGTGGAAGTGATAAATTGAACTCCTTTGGCATCAAATAAATCACTTGAATATGTGCCATCCGTTTCAATGATTGACCTTGACTTAGGCAATGCCCTGAAATCTACATACACGAATAAGTCTTCTGGCGCATGAATATCTTTACCTGTTGGATTTGGGTCAACTATCCATGTGAATAGGTCATTATTGGAAATTTGTTCAAATTTGTCAGCCACTTGTTAGGTTTTTTTGTTAATAATATAATTGAATTAATTGAAAATCAAAGTCCACTACGATTAATGTAACGCTGAACGCCATCTTGGTATTGTTGCTTAGTATCCTTATATGGAAACGGAATTCGTATCAAAGTTCCATCTGGAATGTCAAATTCGTCTCCATATTGTGGATTAGCCATCATGATGAAAATGCCACCGAAAGGATGGTCATAATAGGCTTGACTTATTTTGTCCATTCTATCAATTTGCTTATTCCAAATTCTTGACTTATCAGTAGATTTTACTTCAAGTTTTATAAATGGAACGATAGCCATTTGACCATTTGATATGAAATTTGAATATCGGTTGTAGTTCGGCATGTTTGGTTTTTTTTTGTAAAAAAAATTATGTGGTTTTAAAATCTATTCTGTTTCCAAGGTCATCAAAATAAATCTCTTTGTTTGACTGTAAAAAATCCAAAGACGTATCGTTTAAACCCTCTGATGTTAATTGGCTTGGGTCTGAAACTGTTGCTTGCATCCATTGGTTGTAATAATTGTCAAAAACTTCTTTATTAGTTTTACCTTCATTAAAAAGCAAGGCTTGTTGATTTAATTCTGAATTTTCATCTTTTAATGATGTAATTGAACTATTTTTAACCTCACCTAAAGTAATGGGTTCAATTTTAGTAGTCGAAAACTTATTAGCGGTTGCTTCACTCGTTTTAACATCAATTTTTTCAGTTCCAGTCATTGAAAGTCCAAGGCGTTTTTTCATTTCTAACAATGAACCAACTTCACCAGCCGTTTCAATGTTTGCAGAGACGTTGGTTGAATTTGGTAAAGTTATTCGACCTTGTTTTCTCAATTTGGCAAGTCTTGCTTGTTGTTGAGATTGTGAAAAATTCGTTATTGATGACAATTTGATACCATCAACGATTTTACCATTCTTTTGTGTGCCAAATGTGTCTGTATCTCCTTTGCCACTATCCACAAAAACAACACTATCTGCTCTACCATCATACATTTCAGTATTTGCGTAATAGTTGAAAGACATTGCATTTTGCAAACGATTGATAGGCGCAGTCATTGAACTTCCACCGAGTATTTTTATACCCATAGATACTTTAGCCAACATCGGTTGAACTCCAATGCCTTCTGGGTTTAAATCCCAAGTGATTTGACCTGCCACATCATAACTGATGTTCAAACTTTCAATAATGATTCTAGTGTGATAAAAATCACCAATTCTCAAAATACAAACTGGTGGTCGTCCAAAGGCAAGATTTTTCCAATTTGCAGTTCCATCTTTTCCGATGCTATCCCCTTGTCGCAAGCATTGATTTAAAAACGTCAGACGACTATTAAAACCTTGTGGTGTGATAGAGTGATAAGCAGCCCAAAAATATTTAATACGCTCTGAAATGGTTTGATAAACCAAAGGTTGATTTTTCTCAAGATATTCAAAGAAATCACATTCGGTATAAACCAATTTCTTTAGAATTGCAGGGTCAATATCAGATACAGGTTCAGTGTCTTGTGTGTCTGTGTCAGTTTCATCAGTATCAGTCGTCAAAGTTTCCTTTGTTGGGTCTAATGGAACATCAGTTGAACCGCTTGATGGTATTGGTTCAACTTCTTCCTCATCTTGTGCAAGAACTTTTACATAAATGTCAACTTTTCTTGTTTGTTTACAATATACATTATCGGCTCTATCGCAATCTTGGCAATATGCAGGATTTCCTTTACTATCACGTACATCATCTGCCTTTTTCTTGGCATCTTCATTTGCTGCTTGTGATGTTGCTGGTAATCCACCGAAATCAATATTAGGGTATAAAGGTTTAACATTTTTAACAAACCATGCTTTGGCATTATCAGAACGTTTTTCAGCAAGAGTTTTATTGACCTCGCCAGTTGGTTTTGCACCTGATGCGTTTCCCATAAAAGTCACTTGAACTTTTGTTGCTCCTTCAAACGCTTTTTTAAAAATTTCTTGCCATTGGAAGTAAAACTTCTCATTCAAACCGTTGTTATTTTCATCGTGATAACCTTCAGGTGAATTTGTATTTGTTGTACAAACCTTACCACTATTTACCAATTTATCTTTCAAATAAGTATATCCACCATTTTCAGGCGGTGTTTTTCCATTTTTGAAATATTTTATACCCTCCCCTGTATTAATTGTATAACCATCAGATGTTTTGACATTAAATCCATCGTTTTTTCCACCATCTTCATAACCGATGTTCAAACTTTTTAACGTGGAAGAGGATAAATCAGTTCGAGCAGACAAATTTCCGTCTTGCCCATTTAAACTTGACTCTGGAAGTACAGTAACAGCATTTGGGAAATATATAGATAACGCAATGTTTCCTAAATCACCAACATCAGCCTTTTTACTAACTTCTTCTTCATCGTTCAAAGTCTTTTGTTCTTCAGTTATCTTAGTTCCATCTTCAACTTTTACAATAGGCGTTAACTGTTTCTTAATTTTTTCAATTTCTTCAATTTCATTTTGAGATAATTTTTTATTTATCAATCTTTTGGCTTTCACATCATCTTCAATGGATTTATCACCTTTGAAATAACGTTCCCAATAATGCGTTTTTTCGCCAACCAATTGATGCACAACATCTGGATGGTCAACGATTATTGTGAAAGATAAAGTTGCGCTTCTTTCTGCATTTTTATAAGTATAAACTGGTTCACCACGTCCGATGAATTGAGTTGCTTCCCAAGGCGCACTAGTATTATCATCAATTTTCAAATCATAAGGCGGAAACCACATCAAACGACCTCTTGTGCCTGTTACTGGGTCACCAATCCCTTGCTCACATTCTGGCAAATCATTCATGTGGTCATTCCATGCAAGATTTTCAATAGAAAACATATATCTTTTGATAATGTCATCAGAAATTAAACCGTTTGTTGCATTAGCCCTTCTAGTCGTTGGTGCAATATTAACTAAACCATTATCATTGAGAACTGAACGAACATCACCATTGTCTAACGCCCTGTGGCGCAAAGTTCTGTCTAATCTATCATATTTACGTTTTTTTGTCCAAACACGAAAATATTCACCTTTAGCGATAGCAGTTCCATCATCGGCAATATAATCATTGGCAGCAGTTGTAGAATCACCCCTAGATATTGTAATACTTTCACCATTAGACGTTTCAACATGTTCTTTAGCATTCATATCCATAAATGCTTCAGGATTTGAAAATAACAATTCTTGTGTTTTAAAAAGCAAGGATTTGGGGTCAAATTTATTGAAACCATCGTTTTCACCACGTTTATCAGTTGTCCAACCTACTGAATGTCGGTTAATGTCACCAAAAGTCCAAGCAAATTCAAATTTGTCTGAAATCAATTGACCAGTCACAGATGCCTTATGAATACTTGTAACACCATAAGGTTCATAAAAGCCACGTCCAGTGGATTGTGTATTCATTTGATTTGCAACAAAATCACTTGTGTTAACCCTAGAAATCGCAAGATTGTAATCTCTAACGTATGTGGAATTGTCAATAGTTTCGTCAGACCCTATAATTTTAGGATGATATAAATTTAATTTCAAAAGATTTATCAAATGTTGCTGCTGACCTAATCCTGTATATTCCAAAAGAAGGTTCGTCCGTTCTTCTGATGTAAGATTGCTGCCAATATAAGACACAGAACCGTCCTTATTTTTTTGTGGTAAGCGTTCATATTCAAATGCTCCGTTAGGTAAATATGAAACAGGCACTTGAAATCCTGCTAACGAAGCTAGAAATTCAGCAGTTCTTTCCTTTTCACCTTTTGGTTTACTAATATCATAATCGGGTCTATATAAAGCCTGACCTTGCAACAAAGAAATCACTTGATTATTTATACGTCCAAGGGTTTCACGTTTCAAATTCGTTTCGACTTGGACATTCATAGCATTATTTAACGCTTTCTCACCGATAGTCCCAATAGGAGAATCTTCTTGATTGAAAATACCTTGAAAAACATTGGCTAACGTTGTACCATTGTTGTTGAGGGATTGTTTAATTTTTTCAATGTAATCTCCATAAGAGCCATCACAACCAACGGCAATAGCTGCTTCAACCGAATAAGGTAGATAATCAAGCGAACAATATTTGTTATATTTGACGTTGTTAAGATAAATGTCCTTGGAAATCTCATCAATCTCTGGCATATCAATAACAGAAGCATCCCCAAGACTTGCATCATATCTTCGGTATTCTTTTTGTGCAAACACATTTAAGTCTTTGGAATCCTTTAACGCTTTGTCGCCAACCGCAATAACATTTGGGCTTTCTTTGTTAGTGTCGTTTGAATAATCTAACCCTTGGAAAATTCCAAAATCATTTGCATAACCCTTCCATTGACTATTTTGAACGTCATCTGTTGTTGCAAGGTTTTTATTCTTGATACGATTCAGTTCATTTTCAGCGATGATTTGTAATATTGATTTGCCCATGTTTATGTTTGCTTATGATAATGTTGTAAAAAATCAAATGACTTTATAGTAAATATCTAAGGAAATGTTTTTTACTTATAACTGTATCCATCAGAACCTGCACCAGTGTTAAATTTAATAACATATTGTTGTAATTGCGTCCATTCTGCTTCAGTAAATGATTCAGTTTTTTTACTACCATCTGGCATTTCAAAAATAATAGTCCTAGTTGTACTATTACCGCTATCTTTTATATTATCTGATAATAATTTTTTAGATTCTAAAACTTTGTTCATACTTTCCTGTTTATTATTAATATCAGGCAACATCCATATAGGTAAATTAGTATTTGGGTCAATGGATGTATTTGGAGTATCTCTAGTTATCTGTTTATCAAATATCCCTTCCAGTGGATTTTTTTCAGGTACAATTGCATTAGGGATTATATATCCTAAAGGCGTTTCATTTAACGTTTTAGTTCCAACACCAATTGCTTTAATAATTGTATCATACAAATTATTCCATGCACTCCCTGCTGCACCCCAAAAAGATTCTGTCGATGGTTGATTAATCAATGCCGACAATGATTCTAAAGTTGTATTAAAAGTTGCACCTGCTTTATCTCCTAAATTTCTAAAACCTTCAGCAAAACCTTTTATTGCGCCAGTTTCAATTGAAACTGCCATTTTATCTGCAAATTTATCCATTGATTGATAACTGACTTCTGATATTGCGCTTAACTTCAACTCTTTAAAATTTCTTTCTATTTTTTCACCTAAAGTTTCATTATCTGTAACTGTTTTTTGAAACATATTTTCTTTATTTGTACCCATTGTACCCATTTGTCGTGCTTGTTCAGTAGTTAAACTACCAACACTTTTGGCTTGACCTCCAACTACCACTTCATAAGTTTGTTTAGCTTTATTCCAAGTTGCAGAACTAGACACCTTTGTTAATATATCATCAAAATCTGCTGCGCCACGTATGCTCGAATCAAACAAATTACCAACATTTGCTTCTTGTGCTAATTTTTTTGCGCCCATTGCAACTTCACCATAGTTAAACCCTAATGTTTTTGCTGCATCTCTTAATTTTTCTAAACCAAGCGCATCAATTTCCATTTCGCCTGTTTCTTTATTAAGTACAGCTAATTCACTTGCAGCCATTTGAATATCTTTTGCAAATTCTTCAGGACTATTTCTAGCCTTTTCATAAATTTGAAAAGCATCACCCATTTGCGCAAATCCGCCACCTAATAATTGTAAATCTGATGCAATTTGGATTGCGCCTTCAATACCACCATCAAGTATTTTTTCAGTCATCTGATTGACAGATTCCATTGATATTTTAGTTTGAAGCGCATATTTTGCCATTTCTTCTAAACCTTTTCGACCATCTCTAAAATGCAACGTGTTTATAAGCCCAATATTTTGTTTCAATTTTTCCATAACTTGTTGACTATTAATGCCAATTTTATGTGATTCTTGAACCAACGACTTTAAACTTTCAGAAGAATCTTGAATAGATACGCCTAACATTCCGTAAGTTGAAAATATTTTACTTGCAGATTCCCCATATACTGCTTGTATTTCAACTAATTTAATAAGTTGTTGACTACTCAATTCTTGATTTATCCCAGTTTCAGTGATAAAATCTTTATATGATTGTGCAACTGCTTTAAATTCTAAACCCAGTCTAGCAGTGGTTTCTAACGTACCTCTGAAATTTGCTTCTAAATTCTTACCATATTGACCTGCAATACCTAATTGTAAGTTAACATCTCGCTGTGTACTATATATTTTATCCCAATAATTGATTGAACCGTAAGGTGAAAATTCTTTTGCGCCAATGTTTTTTCCCATTTCACCCATTGAATCTTCAATATGTTGTAACCCTCTTGAAATTCCATCTTGGATATATCCTTCAAAACCATGTGTGATTGCAACAGCAATCTGTTTCATATCTGGTTTAATATAATCTATACCTTTAGATATGCCAACTTTCAACATATCACCACCCATACTTAACCCACTTGAAGCAAAATCACCTAATTTCCCTAGAACATAACCACCAACTTGTGTAACAAAATGACCCCACATAATAAATTTATTTTTAATTATCTTTCTACTATAAATACAAAAAACGTGATTATTTTTCAACAATCACGTTTTGATTAATCTTTTTTATTTTGTTGTAACAATTTTTCTACATAATACCGTTTTTCCCATATTGGCATCTTTAAAACATCACTTCTTGTGAAACCTCCAACTTTTGTTAAGAATAGTCGTTCATCAAGCATGTAATTTGCGTAGTTAGATGGCAGGGTAAAAAAACTCTGCGGTGATAGGTATATCTGCACGAAATCGTCCCCCCGAAGGGGCAGCAACTTCTATATCGAGTTGTATTGTTGGTGTTACTTTGTCCATATAAGCGTGAAGTCTTCGGGCATCCATCATTGGCATAGATTTTAAAAACTTCTCCTTGGCAAACATGTCGTTAATTCCTTCGACATTCACAACTAATCGCATGAGTTTATAAAAATTGAAAAAATTCTCATCAGATTTTCGGATAGACTTTTCGTTGTCAGCAGCCATTTTGATTTCTAACTCATCTTCATGTGTCATTAATTTAAATGTGACTCTTTTTTGACATTTGGGTAAAATGAAATCAAACATACCCTTATCATTTGGCTGTTCTTCCATTTCTTGTTGCTCCAAAGCCATCAAATCAATTGCATGTTCAAATGGCTGACGTGTTTTAGGGTCAATCAACATCACTTTGTAGAATTGCTCCATAGTGGCTCTCAAAAACACTAGAATCGCAACTCTATCGCCAGTCAATAATTTGGTCAACGGTATTGAACATTCAACTTTCTTTTCTAACAATGTGTCCAACAATTTGCCACTATTGATAATATTAGGTGAAGTCATAATACCTTCATCTTCTGCTGTTAGATAGTAAACTTTAACGGAATCTACCTTTTTTCCATCCACTTCTGGATAAAAAATTCCTTTAGACGGCAAAGGCACAATGTCGAAGGCAGGTTCAAACTCCTTGTAAGGGTTGTGCTGCTGCATCATCAATTGGGTTTCCTCGGAGGTCATTTGATTTTGAATTATTTTCATAAGTTATTGTTTTATTATTCGTTAACTATTTGTTTGTGGTCGAGAACTAAAACTGTTAAAGTTCTATCATCAGATTTTACAGTAAAACCATAAGATTTTTTGTTTTGATATTCGTTGGCTTGTATATATGTATCACCGACTTCTAAATTTTCGTAACTTTTGACAAAATCATGTACAAGTTTCAACAATTCACAAGGTTCAAAATTGGCTTCAGCATCTTGTGGATTTTTTCTATCTGTAATGTCGTCAACAGCCACTTGATAGTGTTTAGTTTTATGGATGCCATCTTCTAGTAATGTCATAACCGCAAATCCTAATTCAAAAGACATTAATTGAATCTCTGGACTTGGAAAGAAGCCTAATGATTTTTCAGTGGATTCCAAATGATTTTTGATGTTTAACATCAATTGTCTTTGTGCTGATAGTTGCACAGTTGTGCGTTCAAATGTTTGTTTGTTCATAAGTTATTAATTAATATTTTTATTTTTATTTTTAATCTGTAATAATGTTTTTACGTTCTTCTACTCTAAGTTGACTATCTTTTCTAGCTTTCTCCATGTTAGCATCATATTCTGCATCAGTCACATAACCACGATTTGCCAACACATAAGCCATAATTTCAGACATATAAAATTCAAAAAAATCAGATGACTTCAAATCTGAAAAATCAATTGAATTTGTTTCAAAATTTACATAATCAGCAGGGTTAAAGTTGGGCTTATTGTCGTATTTTCCTAAAACTTGAAAAAGAATGTCGTATTTATTATCTCTAAAAGCCAACGCTTCAATCACATAATAATGTTCTTTTGTTTCTACTAAATTTAAAAATTCTTGACTCGTAAATCCGCCTGTTTTTAAATTTACACGTTTACCTTTAAAACATGTTAAAATTGGTTCATGGCTATTTCTATAATCTGAAAAGTAAACATTTTCCAATGAAGCCAATGTTTCTAAAAATCCTTTGTTATTTTGGTTTGTCATAAGATTTAATCTTGTGGTTGTAAACTATGCTTTGTAACTTTTTCAACGTTTAATCTAAAACCGATTCTTCCGTCAACAATGATTCCAAGCATAGTGTCATCATTTTCTGGATTCATCATCATTGGTGTTGCTTTGAATCTATCTGTACTGTTGATAAAATTTTGCAACATTGTTGTAAACTCTGTTTGAAGTTTGTTAAATTCTGTAATATTCATAAGATTGCTTATTTTAATCTGTTTTTATAATCTTGAAATGCTGTTTCTATTGTTTCTCCAATGCCGTAATTTATATTCCCCCATTGACTTTCCATGTAATCATGTGGTTCATATTGAGTTTCTTCATCATCTTCTAAAAAACTTATACAATGTGCATTAGAATTTGCATTTATAATAGCCAATTTTTCATATTTCATTGAAACTATTGTCAATGGATATATATCTTCAAGTCTATTGATTGTTACCATAATATGTTAATTTTGTGGTTGTAAACTATGTTTTGTAACTTTTTCAACGTTCAATCTAAAGCCAATTCTTCCGTCAACGATGATTCCTAACATTGTATCATTAGTTTCTGGATTCATCATCATTGGTGTGGCTTTAAATCTATCTGTACTATTGATAAATTCTTGCAACATTGTTGTGAACTCGTTTTGGAGTTGGTTAAATTCTGTAACATTCATAAGATTTCAATTTTTGTCTTTTGATTGTTAATATAATGGTTGTTTTGTGGAATTAAAACTCATAAATTCGTTTATGACAAACCTCGCAAACAGTTTGTGATAAACTCGTAACCTCGTTATGATAAATCTATTAATTGCACAATAAATCAATTTGTTTTTTTAATTTCATATCTTCGTCAACAGTGTTATTTATTTGTACTATAAAATTATCAAGTTTTTCTAATTCAAGTGAATCTTTGAACTCTAATTCAAATAAACTTTTATTGGCGTTTAAAATAGATATTAAACTATTCAGATTATAAATCTTCCCATAATCACAAAATAATCTTCTAATAACAGGAATTAACATTATTTGTGTATCTGAATTAAGTCTTCCACTTTTTGCATGAATCTTTTTTAAACCATTCTCAAATAAAACACTCAAAATAGCCTTATTTTTATAGTTATCAATTCCTAACAGCCAATTGGCTTTTGATTCACCCATTGACTCATATTTGACTATTAATTGGTCAATTTTTTCTTTTGATAGTTCCATGTTATTGTTTATATTCACACATTTTGTCTATTTGTTGCCCATGTTCAAAATCTTCAAACATTTGATAATTCAAATAGTCTGATTTTCGCATAAAATCAGTTAAAACAGTTTTGCTAACTTCTTGTAAATCCGTCCATTTAACATGGTCATCAAAACCAAAAAGCAAAAATTCTTTGTGTAAAACTTGAACAAAAGACTTTGCAGAATAACATCTTTTGAATTTGATTGTAAATCCTTTGGCGAGTGGAAATATTAAATATTCAAATAATCTTGAATAATCTTTGTTGAATACCATTTTTTTAGCAATTTCCTCATAAAGACACGCAAGTTGCAATTTAGTTTGATAGTCAGTTATCCCAGAAAGCCAATTGGATTCTTTGTAGAATGAAATATTACATTCATTTGTTTCAGCCCTGTGAGAAGCGTGTTTTTCGTCAACTTTACTACCAATGTTGGAATATCTATTTAGTAAAGCAGAAATCAATTCAGTTGTTAAAGTCATTTGTTATTAGTTTGTGGCTTCGTCAAGAAGTTCAGTCAATTTCTTTGTAACTTTTTTCACCATCTACAACGTGTGTCCACTTAACAGTTTCAACGTCAGATTTACAAAAATCAATAGATGTTATTTTAGCCTTTAGATTTACAGAAATTAATCGTCCACCTTTTGGGTTATCACGAATGATTTCAGGATTTTTTAAAAACTTTAAACCGTAACTTTTATCATCCATTTCATTTGGCGCAACATCGGTTGGAACAATGTCAAATTTCAAATATCCTTCACTATCGTCAGAAACGTTAGAATTTTCAAACTTTACATCAGATAACTTATAAACATATCTTCCCTCATCAGTTGTAACTTCGATTATCAAAAATTTCAAATCGTTTTCACAAACGATAAATTCTAAAGTTCTATAAACAATATCGTTGAAATATTTCTTTTGATATTCAAACTGAATTTCTATTGGTTTCCAAAAGTTAAGTCTATTGAATGCCAATTCATCATCTTCACATTCAAGGTGAACCTTTGTTTTTGTTTGTAAATCATTTGGAAGTTTGATTGCCGATGGCTCAAAATCCATTATATCGGCTAAGGAGATTATTGTTTTCATTTTGTTTGTTTTCATCAATATAACAACCTTTTAACATTATTAAAGTGATGGCAATAGACAAAAAAAAGACATTCAAAGGATATTCAACCGAAAAATCCGTTGAAATTCTTTGAATGTCTTTTGACTTGGGGATGTCTTTAGACTAGATAAAAAAACTGATGAAAGGTTAATAAAGTATTGTCATCGTTAATCAGTAACCATACAATATCGTTGAAAATCATATAAAAGTTCCATAAAAAAAACTTTATCGCAACCGAGTTTACGAAGGTTTATCATAAACGAATTTATGAGGTTTAATTCCAACTATTTATAGTTATATTATAACAAAAACAAAACACTATCAATTGCTAAGAACATCCCGACATAGTATCAGTAACACAGCAAATCAAGGCAAACTCAATGTTTTGGGGCAATTCGTTAATGATTACAAACATGATGTTCAATTGTTTGTTAATAAGATTGTCAAAGGTGAATTTCCGTTACAAACACTATATTCTCCAAAGGGTGTTGAAGGTGCAATCTTAAAACACAGTAAATACAAACGTGACATTTACACAAAAGCAAGTCAAATAGTTAGAGGAGAAATAGCAGCAGCCGAGGAACGCAGATACCAAGCCTACAAGAAATTGTACAAGAAACTTATTAAGCTAAATATTCATACTGCATTCACTAATAAACGATATAGCGAACTGAACCTCAAACACATTTTCAAAACCGATTTTTTCACTATTCCAGAAATCAAAAATATCACTATTGATTTGGCAAAAGATTTGGCTGACATTCAAGACGGCAAACACTTTGACAATTTTGTAAGAATCAAACTTCCATATTTCAATGAAAAAGGCACACGAGCCTTACAAATCAAGTTACCAGTCAAAAATTACAAACATTCAAACAATTTTATCACTAAAGGTTACACAAGAAAAACGTCAATCCAACTAAAGAAAGTCAATAACAAATTCTTCATAAACTTCTTGTGGGAAAAAAACGAAATCAAAAAATCAAAACTATCTTTCAAACCCAAAGTAAAAGCCAAATCAAAAACAGACGAACGCCCTAAACAAAGCGACATAATTCTATCCAAAACAGATAACTCAATGGGCATTGACTTAGGCTACAAAAAACTAATTGTAACGTCTAAAGGTCAAATCTTAGGAACTGATATGATAAACATTTACAAGAAATTGGTGGCTTGTAAAAGTGGAACAGCAAAATATAAACGTTTAAAAAGAGAACGAGATAACAAAATAAACTTCTATGTCAATCAAATTGACTTTGATGGTGTTGAAGTTTTGAAAATCGAAGACCTCAAAGACGTAAAAAAAGATTCAAAAGGTAAAAAATCAAAAAAGATAAATTCACTTCTCTCAAAATGGATTTATCCAAAAATTATAAGTAAAATAACGATGACATGTGAGGACAAAGGTATTTTGTTGGTAAAGGTTTTACCAGCATATACATCACAAACATGTTCATCTTGTGGTGAAATACATAGAAAGAGCCGTAAAGGTGAACTTTACAAATGTGTTTCGTGTGGTTTTGAATTGGATGCAGACTTAAATGCAGCAATCAATATCAATAACAGAGGGAGCTTGCAGTCCCCTTAACCAAAAAACTGGATTTGTGTGAAAATGTGAAATCTTTAGGATTCTATGTTTTTATATGGATTTGGTAACTCTTAGGCAGTATTGCAGTTGGATTGAAAATGAAATTTCTCTAACTTTAACATCAGTGTAGTCAAAAGTTCCCATCTACCTTAAAAAAAGAAGAAGGGCGTTTCATTGTAATTTATACAGAACAAGACTTATCAAGCAAATTATTAAAACAAAATATTGTCAAATTGTCTGGAACAGACATAACAAACAAAACACGTCATAAAACAAGTGAGAATCGTTCCAAAGAAACAAGGTTACATCGTTTTTGAAGTGGTCTATGAAGTCAAAGAAATTCCAAAAAAGAAAGACAATAAACGTTACCTTTCAATAGACTTAGGCATCAACAATCTATCAACGTTATCAAAGCACAAATCATCAACGGTAAACCACTAAAATCAATAAACCAAATTTCCAATAAACAAGTATCAAAACTGAAATCAATTATCACAACGATAAATAAAAAACTAGTAAAGTCTTAGGCAACGTTGTGGTTGTATAGTAAATGAAATTTCACGGACTTTTGCATCACCATAACTAAATTCACCAAAATCTAATTCACCTGTTACAATGGCATTTTCAATCAACCATTTAGATACTGCTACACCAGTTGGGTCTAATAGTTCAAGTTCAAGATTTTTTGCGCATCCTATATTGTATCCCATACGACCTGTGGCAGATTCAGCGTGAAGACGTACCCACTCCATCAATGCTTCACCTTGAGAGGGTGCAACAAAATCTCTAACTTTTATTGCCATTTCTTTCCACTCATACGAGCCATTCACGTATGTTTTAGTATTTAAAAAAGCAATATCAATTTTTTGCAAGGACATTTTCGGTGAACCGCAAGATATTAATGACCATGTTTGAATACCAACATCTGATGGAAAACGTAAAATCCAACGATTTGTTAGCATAATTTCATATTGCAAAGGACTTTTTAATAGTAAATCCGCCATGATAATCAGTAAGTTATATATTTTATTTGTTCTTTGTTGTTGCTCAATTTTGGCAACCTCTTTTTTATTCCAAAGATAAACTTTATGAATCTTTATATTAAATATCAGTCAAATGATTTTTTTTATAATCATCAGACAGGATTACAAACAACCGCACAAGTGAATGTCAATGCTTGAACATTTGGGCATTGTTGTGCTTGTTTTGCAGTAATCTGTGTATTCGTCATTATATCAAAATAAACCACAGACGTTGTAACAGTTCCATCTGGATTCATCATATTGATTGTCATTTTTCTAATGTTATCGCAATTAATCATAAGATATTTATTTTCTTTTTCTTTTTCTTTTGTTCTTGTTTGCTTTGAGCGCTTCTTGCTCTCTCAACTTTTTCATCGTTAATTTGATGAAAATTTCAACATTACCTTTTACGTGGTTTACAACTGATTCATCTGTGAAAATTTTCTCTAACACATTGGACATTGATTTGAATGCTTCGTCTTTAAGATAAAGTCCTCGTGAGTTCTTGACAACATATTTTAAAATCGGTAAAGTCACAATTTCAGCAACTCTTGAAACACTTCTTCCATCAATAATGTTTTCAATATCTTGGTAATCCATACCAAAAACAGCCGTTTTGACTTCACGTTTGATTTCAGTTCGTAAATTTGGAAGATTGTCAAGAATACCATCCAATATTTTCCACTTATTCCGTTCAATTGAACCCTTCAAATGCCTACCTTTAAACTCGTCATATTTATCACTAAAATACCCTTCAGACATTTGATTATTCATCAGTTTTTTCACACCTAAAACATCACCAACATCAAGCAACGTTATCAACATCTTATGAATATTTTGTTTATCAATAGTGTTCAATTTTTCCATTGAATCAACAAACATTTTACTGATTTGATTACCGATATTAGAATCTAAATTTAAACTATCAAAAAACTTGTCCAAGTTTTCTTCACCATCATCAATAATTTTTACCAACTCTTTAATTTCAGGCGCAATAAAATCTTTGGCAGTTACTTCATTCAATAGTTTATCATAAATATCATAAGATTCATTTTTATTCGCTTGACTTTGCAAAAAACTGATGATTTCACGATATTTAGGGACAAATGATTTTTTAACCCAATTGGAATATGTTTCTTTGTATTGTTTGAACTGTCCAATAGACTTTTCATCATTCATTTGACTTTCAACATTGTCGAAAACATTTAAAATGTTGTCATTTGATTTTCTACTAACTCCACTTGATTGTGGTTGGGCAGTTTTTGCATTTGGCAACACACTAGAAATCAAATCTTGGTATTCTTTTGAATTTGAAAGGTCTTGTAATTTACCTTTTAAAACTTTCTCAAGATTTGTCTGCAACATCTCACGAACTTTACCATTTCTCACAACTTCTCCAAGGGCTTCAAACACATGTCTATCGAGTTCACTATTACCAGTGGATACTTTGGACATTAATGGTGTATATTGACGGATTTTACCGCCTATGGATGCTTCACCGAATGTCTTATCAACAAAGTAAGAAAGCATTGGAATCCCTATAAGTCTAAAGACGTTTTGATAGTCCGTAGAGTTTGGATTTTTTTGATAATCAGTCAACGTTTTTAAAATATCAACGTTTGATTTCCCTGCTTCAATTAACTTTTTGTACAAATATTTTGCAAATTCGCCTTCAAATGTTTGTGAAAGAATAGATGCAATTTTTTTGTTATTGATACTTTGTTCTGACGAGCCGAAATTACGAATCTTGTTCAATACAGATTTGGGGTCAATTTCATTCAATTGACCCCTCTGTTCAAGTTTTATTTGTTCAAGTATGTAATCTCGCACTTTTCGTTATTTGTTAAATATTTGTAAAATCAACCCCTACTGGTGAAAGCACAAATTCAATGTTGATGTACTCTAAAGTTCTAATAGGTTGAATCGCAATTTTACAATTCATGGCATTACTATTGAAACTATCGGCTGAACGGTCAATTTGAATTTGATAATCAAAAATACCACGTTCATCACGGATGTTCGCCAAAATCGGATTCACAAGATTTTCAAATTGTCTTCTGACTTCTTCATCGTTTTGTTCAAACAATAATGTTAAAGACACATCTTCAATTAAACGTCTCATGTACAAGATTAAACGTCTAACGTTGATACGGTCAAGAGCAGATTCTGCAATTTGTAGATTTTTATTACCCCAAATATACACTGGGCTAGTTCCGTTTGCTTGTTTGAGTGTGATAAGTGAATTGATACGTCCTTCAAATAAAGCATCACGCTCATCGAATGTCAATTTCTTTCTCGCTTGTCTAAATTCAGTTTCACCTATTTTTGTACCAGCAGCAGCGCCCCAAGGTTTTCTCAATTTATCATTCAAAGCAAAAATACGCATCGCTTCAGCAGTGGGTGGCAACCACAAATAAACATTGTTCACTTCATCAAACATTTGACCCCAAGGAAAATACGTTGCTGTATAACTTGAGTCAAACAAACCATCAATTACACCAGCAGCATCTTTTGCTTTTAAAGTTTGTCCACCTGAATCTTGGTCAAGAGTAGTTGTAACGTAGAATGTATCACAACGCTCGTTTTCAACCATATCAATAGTTTCTTCGATAAGGTCAGTGTTTTCAGTTGTGTTCAAATTAGGTGTTGCCAACAAGTTCATACGAATTTCATCTCTATTCGCTAGAACTCTGATACCTTCCAAATATGCGTAAAAGTCAGAATTGATAACAGTTTGACCGTTATTGATATTTTCAGAAGAATATACACCAAAATTTCCACTGACTAAACCTTTTTGTCCAAGGCTTCCTTTTACAGAATATTGGTCTGTGTTTGTACGTCTTTTTCTATGAATATCCCAACCGTCAAAGCCACCATAAACCATCATTGTGAATTTTCTTGCGAAAACTTGTTCGTAATCAGTACCAACCATGTCAGATTCGTTTTGGAACGCAAATTCACCTCTGTCAAACTCTACAGCTCCAAAGCCTTCAACTGTTACCCCTGTGGCATTAACGTCCATGTGGAATCCATGTGTTGAACCTGTCCAAAATGGCAAATCTGGGTCAGATGGAACACCTTTATAAGTGAAAAAGTCAGCGTCAAAACCTAATGTGTCTGTAAATCCAAGGTAAACTTGACGTATTCTGTCAAAATCTTCGTACTTAGTTTTATAAACAATTTGCGGAGCTAAAGCACACTCGTAATCACGAACAGGATAGCCTTCAAAACCTGCTGGGAATGATTCATCTTGACATTGAACACCCATTTCAATCATAATGTGCTTACTTTGCAACACATGGTCTCCATCGACTGTACCAATACGTCTTGCGATATAGTTGGTATCATTGGCTCTCAACGTAACGTTTGTGAAACTTTCCAAAACCACAGGACGTTTATCTGTATCACCATAAGAACGAACTTGAACATCAAAAGATTTTTTGTCAGGTCTTATGTTTGTAATAGACACTTTAACATCAGTGTTTGCAGCATCACCATCAGAAAATGTATGGAAACGGAACAAACGGAACACTCTGTTACCACGAAGCTCGGATACAACCCAAGGTGTCATAGCAGGTTGATATGGCTCTTTGTAATCGTCCAAATCTTGTGTATAACAAACAGTCGGCTTGATACAATAAATCAAACCATTTTCGTACAAATAATTGAATGTTGTACCAAAAAATTCCTCCAAATATAACTGTGTTGCAGGTGGGCAACAAGGAATAAATTGTGTAAATACACGTAGAATGAAATTCTTTTTGGTTTTGTCCAATGATACGTTGTATTCAAAAGCAACACCATTTCTGTTTGTTCCTTTGATTAAGAAATCGTCCAATGGTTTTATAATGCCACCATCCAATGATTCAATAGTGACAACATTTCCTTCAACCGCAAAATTTAGAATTTCATCTCCGTCATAAGTTGCAAATGAACGAATCAAAGCAACAATAGTGTTATCGTATTGAGCATAAGGTGTTCCTGACAATTCAATAACAGTTCCACTAAACTCGTGTGTCACTAAACCCGATGGAATTTGGGAAACCACTTGTTGTGTTGTGCCAGAAACCACCGAAGTTGTGATGATAGTTGTACCAGTTGTGATAGTGAAATTGACACCTTGAATGGTTTCACAGTCATAAACTGCTGCGTTTCCTGCCAAGTCGCAAATTTTATATTCACCGCCACTGAAAACGTCACCGTTAGGGAAGAAAATCGAACCATTTTCAATCACTATAGAACCGTCAACATTATGTGTAATTGTTCCACCGACTAAAGTTACAATTCCAGATTCTACAATGGTAAGTTCATTTGTATCAACGTTTTGAACAACCATTGGGTTAGTAACTGTAATAACAAATGTACTATCAGTAGTAACTGTACCACCACTATAAAGCACAAGACAATTTTGAACTTCACTTGGGACATCAATTGTAACACCAACAGCAGTTTCACCTGTGATACAAATATAAGTTTCTTCTGATGTCAGCAATTGCATGGTAAATCTTGCGCCTGTGAAGGTTGAACAATCGCCCATCAATGTATTCCCCAAAGAAACTGATTGACCAGTCGCCAAATCTGCTCCACCGAAAACAGTAGTTGCAATTTCACCTGCATCATACAAATCTTGCAAAACGGTGTTGCTGAAAGTTACGTTAGAAACTGCGCCATTTGCATACTTGATAGTAGCAGTGAAAGCAGAAGTTGAAGTTGTTGTGATAGTTGCAGGGTCAAGTGATGCGCCAAAAGAAATACCCCAAGAATCACCAGCATCATATCCTGTGAATCCTAAAATTCTACTGACGAATAGTTGGTCTGATTCTTTCAAATATTGTTTTGCAATATACGACCCTTCGTAAATCGGTTGTTGACCTTCTGCATATTTACAAGCATCCAAATCTCCAAAGCATTGTTTGAAAAGGGAATAAGTATTAATTGCGATAGGTGTAAATGCACGTCCTTTGGGAAACTCACCAGCTATACCCAACGATGTTATACCAAAGTTTTGAGTGGTGAAAGTTAAGTCAGTTTCAGTAAAATTTATAGACGGACTAAGATTTGGTCTTTGAGTTGCCATTCAATGTAAGTTTTTTATTATAAATATTTGACTTTTTTCAAATGTTTGACCTATATTACTACATCGCAACTATTGACAATCTTTATTGTTGGAGAAAAATCACAATCTCCATTGACATAAACTGTTTTCAAACGGAAGTAATTGATTTCATTTTTTGTCAAGCAAGAATATTGCTGCTTTGGCATATCTATCAATGCTTTGTCAAAAGATATAAAATCAAATCCGTTTGGGCTATATTGAATTTCAATGGATTTGATATTTTCATTAGTATTATGCTGAACGTTTAAATAGATAACGCAATTGTCTGAATATCCTTCAATAGTTTGAGCGTTGACGGCAAAAGACATTAAGGAAAGCCAAATGGCTAAAATGAGTTTCATTTGAATTTTTAGATTTATATATGTAAATTATAAATATATGTGTATTCTATAAAAAATTACAATTTACGTCCACAAACCTTAATATTGACCACATTGTTGCCAATGTTGTGTGCCACAATCAATTCATCAGACCTTCTCACAACAAAAGGCAATTGAACTATAGAACCATTGACAAAATAATCGTAATCATTTGACGGATTTTGATTGTCATAATATAATTCTAAATCCATTGGAATTTTTATTGTTTTACTTTTGCCAGTTTTTTTTGTGAATTTGAAATTGAAACATAGGTCACAATCTGCATTTTCAGTTGTAATAACACACTCGTTGGGGTTGGGTTTACCTGTTTCAATAGCTAACGTTATTTTGTCAACAGAAGATAATTTTTTATAATCTTCTTCACGAAGCAAATACCCTTTGAGTGTCATGGTATAAGTCTTGTGATAGTAACGTCTTTTGTCAATATTTGAAGTTTCTGATGAATCGTCCATTGATTCCAAATAAAGTGGCATATAATGTCCATTGACTTGAATATAATATTGAGCTTCTTTGAAATTGTGCAAAACAAGTTCGTCCATTCTATTCAATTCTTCAATAAATCGACAAAAGATATGAATTTTATATCCAACGTCAATATTGACTGGCTGTGGAATTTGATAATATTCTACTGATGTTTTGCCATTCTTTAGAATGGGTCTTCGCCATAGATTGAAGGTGGGTGTGCTTGGAACGTTGTAGTTTCCTCCTAAATTCGTACCCTTCTTAGTAGATTCCCGAACAAGCGCAATGAATGGCAGTTTCACAGTGTTTGTATTATCTGTGTTTTGCCAAAGGCTCATGTGTTCTGCATATCTTTCAATTGAAAAAATGGAAATCGTTGGAATTTTAACACCATTTGAAACAATTTCAAAGCCATTTTCAAAAGCCAATTTTACACATCTATCCATATCGTCTAAATGGATACCCTTTGGAAAAAAGGTATCTCCTTTGACAATATTTTTGACAAGTTGTGTTGCTTGTTCTTTACCTTGTAGAATTTGTTTGACTTTTATTGTTTTTTTCATTAACGATTAATAAAAAGTTACATTTTTTCGATAAATTTTTTCATTTTTTCTATGGCATTTTCAAATAAAACGTCCTTAGATTTTTCACTTTTACCGTTTGTTTTGATGTTGTCAAAATTTTCAATCAAAAGTGGTTTTTTCTTATTGTGTGATTCAACCTTTTCAGTTGGTTGTTCGGTTGTTTCTGCTGCGCCCTCTTCTGCCCCTGTATCTGCTCCGCCTTCGCCTTCAGTTCCACCTTCCACGTCTAAACCAAGGTCTGCATCGTCAAATTCACCACCAATATCGCTGCCACCCAAATCACCACCGCCTAGTCCACCGCCACCGCCTAGTCCACCGCCACCACCTCCTCCGCCACCACCGCCCAAGTCATCTCCACCACCACCACCATCTGTCCCTTCTGTGGATGGTTTGGATATACCCATAGATTCATCACCGTAAAGGCTGATGATGTTATCAAATAAAGTGGTTTTGCTGACAACTTCTGGTGCTTTTTCAATTTCTGCCCCTGCTGCTCTTTCCAAATATTGTTGTTCAAAATCAAGCTTGATTTCGTTGTTAGTTTGTCCAAGAATTTCTTTTTTAGCTTTTGTAACAGACATTGCAGATAAACCGAAACCATTTGCATCTGAAACAGCATTTCTAAAGATATTGATTTGTTTGTCAAGCAAATCCATACGCATTATTTCAGATTGGATAGACGGATTGTTCAAAGATAGTTCAAAATTTGACATTTCGTCTTCCAATCCAAGCAATAATAAATGAACTAAAGCAATTTTATTCAACTCCATGATAACAGATTGTTGAATTCTATTGATTTTTCGTGCAAATCTTATGTCTTGCATGGACAAATTCTTACCTTCACCTGCTGCGTCTTCAAATTGTAAAAATGGTTTTGGAATACCTAATGCAGCAAATAATTGATTCAAATCGTATTCAATATCGGCAATATCAGCAATATTTGATGCGCCTTGGATGGTTTCAATTCTTGTACCTTCATCTTTATCACGAATAGGAATGAAATAATCTTGGTCATATCCCATGACATTAAATTTCAAATCTTCTTGACCAGTATAAGGGTCAACTTGTTTTGTTCGTTTAAACCTGTCAGTAATTTTGTCCATGAACGCTTCAACATCTGCTGGGTCAATATTACCAACATTGATGTAATAGGCTCTACGGTCAATCGCTCGAAGTAAACGGAGAGTTCTCATGGCATCTTCCACAAGCAAAAGATTTTTCCAAATTCTTCTGGCTTTTTCTAAAACCGAAACACCATAAGGAAGTCTTCTGTCATCTACTAAAAGTCTAAAGTGAGCAATTTGATAATATTTAAACTCAACTATGTCTAATGATTTCCAACGAAAAACCGTTTCATTTTCATCATAATTAAGGTAACTTTGCATTGGATTTACGCCATCAACTTCTAATCTTTCAACTTCAATTGTTGGCAATTGTCTTGCGCCAGTGATTCCATTATCACCATCCATTGACAAATAAACAAAATTATCACCTGTTTTCACCATATTTCTAGTCCACATGAAAAGATTGGTGTGAATATTCAAACGATTGAAAAACAAGTCTTCCAAGGCTTCTTGAACACGTTTACTTTCGGAATATATGTTGAGAACTTTACCCTTTACGTTTGTTGTTGTTGATTCTTCTGCTAAAATGTCTAAAGCTTGCCCAATAATTGGATAATGTTCCATCAAATCATAATCAAGATAAGATGGATAACGTTGAGTTTCATAAACCAATGACTTATTATGAATATGTCTTGAGACTTTTTTCCATTGAGCTTGAAAGAACTTCTCTTGTTGTTTTTCAAGTTTTTTGGTTTCATATTCAGCTCTATTGGTTGTCCTTAGAATTTCTTTCGGTTGACTTGAATCATATCTCCCAATAGCTTTATCAGTTTTGAAATAATTTGTAAGGCTATTGAATTTTGTGAATATTGTTGACATTTATTATTATGGTTTACAGACGAATGTATCTCTATGTCTATTGTATTTTTGTTTTTCGATATTCCAATTGCATTGTATCTCACTGAAACAAAGTGGTCTATCGTGTAATCTAAAGGCTGCGATTCCCCCAATGAAAGAGCCAGCAAAATTTTCTTCTAGTGTGCCACATTTTCCTTGGTGTGGTAATACTTCGTAGCATCTGATTTTGCATACGCCTAAAGAACCACCATTAGAATATAATAAATTGTTTATGACACTTAAAGAGCCATTGATTTCAATTTTTAAAGTCGTCCGATTATTAAATTGAGACCCAAAGACGTTTATTTTCCCTAATCTACGTGGAATGTGCATTTCAAGCCACATTTGTATCAATTCTGGTTCTGCAACTGATAATGGTGGACTTATAAAAGTTTCTCCATCTACAACTATTCCACCGAATTGGCAAGGGCTTACTAGACTTGTCACGTAATCACAAACAGTGTATCCGCTTGCATCAAAATATAAAGCATCACCACTTGGAATTACTTCTAACAAACCTTGTGTTCCACCACCAATACTGATATTGTATGGGACTGCCAATTGTTTATCTCGATGTTCGTCTAATGGATATGGTTGGAAGTCTGGAAAGTCGTCTATTTTGAGCTTTAAAAAGCCATCTACAAAAATACACAAAGTTCCAAGTCTGCCCTTTATAATGCAATCGCTTTTGACATAAGGTTCAAATCTATATACAATATAATGCCATTTGCCATTTTCTATAATGTCTTGTGCAGAATAGAACTCTTCAATTATCGGTGTTCCAGAATATTGAATTGTTCCATCTGTCATTGTCATACATTCTCCCGAAGTGGTCAAAATTCGTACTCCAATAGCTCCTTCGTCATCAATTCTAAAAGCCATTGCATTGTTTAAAAGTCCATTGCAACAATCATCAATTGTGGCAGTAGGATTTGGCTGCGGTTGACACAACATTTTGCGATTATAGTATAAAAAAGGGTTGATAGACGGCTGAAAGTCGTTCACTTCAAGTTCTGGACTTAAAGGTATTCCTGTACAGGTTGTCATTCCTGAAAGTGGACTGAATAGACAAAACTTATTTTCGGCTCTTAACCCCCAATAATAGAAAATATTGTCATTCTCTGGATATACTTCATTCAATTGAGGTTTGGTAGGACAGGTGTCGCCACTTAAAACATCCAATGACCATATTTCAGTTACCTCGGTCTGACCTGTTCCATTTGGCTCATAATAAACGCTTTCTCCTGTGATTGTAACTGTAAAGCCCGATGGACATTCATCACGTTTCAACCAAAACTCTTTAGTCCAACCAATTGGATAATAATTCGGTAAAACTTCAAAGTCGTATTCGTGCAATTTATAAAAACCTTGAAAAAAACCACCGCAAAAATGAACATGCTCTGGAATTGTTGAAGTTGCAAGGACATGATTCATTTCATAACAAAAAGTGTCACCAGATACTCGCTTAATACAAAACGCTGTGCTTCCAGAAGGATTGTATGTTTCACCTGTAAAATTATCAACAAATCTGTTATCAACGCCTGTTAGACCAATATCGCATAAATCAGCGTTAAAACTTACAGCATCCTCCCATTGGATATTACTACACATTCCACTGATATTAGTAAAATCAAAAGATGTTATAACATCGCCTGACACTAAAATATCACAATTGTAACATTGTACATTGTCCATTGATAGTTGTAAATCCCAATAATTTGACTTATTTAACTTCAAATCGAAGATGTTATTGTAATTCTTACGAATATTGCTCATTAATCGGTTTTCATTTTTCTATAAATAGTTTTCATTATTCTAAATATTACTTGTGTTGGCAAATATTTATAATCAAAACAATCAGTAATGAAAAACCGTAAAATATATCTAAGTGAATCACAAATCAAAGGCTTAAAATCAATAGGATTGCAAGAAATAATTGATGCAGATGGCTCTCTAATAAGTGGCGATGAAATTTCTAACGAAAAAACCATTAAAACCAACACTATAAAACCCGATGGACGACCACAAACATCTGATGATTTTGCTAAAGAAACAGGTAAGCAATCTGACATGTATTTGAATCGTTATGGTTTTTCAATTACAGAAGGTGAAGATGCGTTGACAGAAGCAGACGACTTTGTATCTAATAATGCAAAACCGAGTGGATTCATGGATAAAAATTCAAAAATCCCTGAAACTACTGAATTATCAAAAAGTTATAAAAAACCCGATATTCAAAGCTCTTTGAATGATTTGATACGCAAAATAACTCAAAATTCAATTGAAAAGGAATTGCAACAAGATATTAACGCAATTGTATTGAAAGGGTTGCTATCATCTGTTAATTTTAGTAATATGAAACCACAACACAAAAAAGAAATCCAAAATATGTTAAAATAATGGCAAATAGCGATTTGGTTGGAAAAATGTGGAAAATTCCAAGTCCATATTTATCAAAATTAAGAGAAAAATTGAACAATCATCAAGGTGATAAACACGTTGAAGGGTACACTCGACTTCAAAATCTTTTGCAAAGTGGTAAAATATCTTACGAGAATTTGAAGAATGTGAAACACATTCTGGACAAGAATATAAAAAATGAAACTATCTACGAATTAAATGGCGGTAAAGATTTTCACCGATGGATTAACGACCAACTATCAGTTGCAAGAAATAGTATTGAAAGCGGAAAGAAAATTCAGAAAGATGTTGGAAATCAGAACGCATACAAGAAACCTCACGAAAAAGATTCAACAAACAAAGGGAAAGTTCGTACAGCAAGACTCGACAAATCTACAAGTTCAAAAGACATTTATAACAATAATGTGAACTATGAATCTGTTCAAAGGTCATCTATTAAAATTGTAATATCTGAAAGTCAATATCGTCAACTTTTCCAAGAATCAAATGATATTCCAATTAGCCCATCAGTTATTAACGAAATATTGAAAGGTTATATTCAAGCTGCGCTATGGCTTGAAAAGGAAAGATTGGAGGAAGATTTTAATTCTATCATGGGTTATGACGATGAAGATGACTATGACTATGAAGAATCCGAAGAGACTAATGAACTTCAAAAGTTGATTAAAATGTCAGCAGATATCAATAAAAAATCTTTTGATAGTTTTATGGCACAGGATATGGATTCAAATTCAAAAATTCAAGCCTATTTGGACATTAAAGATTTTATAAAATCTGCTGGAATGGATGCAATCAACGAAGTTTTAGAAACAGACGGAGCAAATGACTTAGGAATGGATATTTGGCTCACAAGAAATCGTCATGGTGCAGGTTTTTTTGACCGAACTTACGACCATGAATCGGAATTAATGGATGCAGCTCATAAATTAGGCGAAGTTGACCTATATATTGGGGACGATTTGTTATTATATTTTAGCAATATTTAGAAAATGAAAATAATATTAACCGAAAATCAATATAATTCACTATTCAACGAAATCTATTTTTCCACTTTCAGTGAAAACCAACAAACGCCAGTAAACTGTGATTGCTGTCAATATTTTGATTTTGAATCTTTGATGCAATATGGTGGCTTCGAGCATCCCATTTATTATCTTATCAATAAACGTGAGACTAATGACCTTCAATTCATGTCTCCTGATGATTATATAAAATCCATTGCCAAAGCATCAAACCTTTCGACTTCTGAAATAGTAAATTCAAATGTTGTTTTTCAACAAAAAATAGATAAATATGCCGAGTTGATGCGAAACGGCACTAAGTTCCCTATCGGTTTTTATACAATTGGTAAATCTTATCAAGAAGGTCGTCATCGAACCTTGGCAGCAAAACAAATTGGTTGTTTATCAATACCTATGGTAAGGATTGTAAAAAATATTTCAACAAAAGATGTTGAGAAAGTCGTAAGAGGTTTGATTGGAAAGTCAAGAGAAGTGGTCAATCAAATGTATGTCGATAAGGGCTTTAAAGGGATTACAGATTTGGATTGGCGAGAATTAAACAATTATCAAAAATATTACTTAAATCAATAAAAATGAAAATATTTCTGAACGAAAGTCAATATAAAGTGTTATTTGAAAATTCTGCAACTAAAACAAAACTCAAAGGTTTAAAACCTATGGGAGTTTATATGAAAGCAGCATTTGATTCTGGGTATGATGAAGAATCAATGGCAAAAATGCAAATCAATAGATTTTTGAGCCGTCTAACAAATTTGCCAGAAGTTGTAACGTTATATCGAGTTGTTTTTGTTGATGATGAATCAAAGATTGACCATGTAAACATTGGTGAACATTATGGTGTCAATGAGCGAAACCTTTTAGCAAGCCATTACAGACAATCACACGTTGGAGGTGGAAAACCATTCTTGTTAACAGTCAAAGCAGATAGAAATCTTGTGAATTTCCATGAAACTCTTTTGAATAATATCATCTATCCACATGAAAACGAGATTACTTTGAAGAACAATGGACGTGGTGCAAATATTGTGAAAATTAAACCGTTGTAAATCAACCAATTCTAATATTTAAGTCTAACAAAGATTCCATATTAAAATTCAAAAGTTTTTTCACCATATCATCTTGTGATGTTGGAAGTCCGTGGTATGGATGAACATGGTTTGCAATGACGTTCTTTAGAAGATTCAAAAAATCCACAAGATTATCACCATAAACCATTGGATGTGCAGTAGAGTTGATTTCTAATTGCGTTGCATCATCAATTTGCTTCTCTGGGTCTGTTAAGTTATAGTTTTTTGCGCTTTTATGTGACAGAAGATTTAATTTTTCTGCCACAAGATTCATCACAGAACCTGCGAATTGGTCATATTCATTGGCTTTTTTATCTTCTACTTGTTGTTTGACAATCTTTTGATTGTTAGGGAAAATCGTTGGCTCACTTGCAAGTTCTTGCTCGGATGTGTTCAAATTCCATTTAACGTATGTGCGTTGAAAGTCTTTAATTTTTCTCTTAGTTGCACTAATCAATTCCTCACGACTTGCATAACCTTGATTGAAATTTTCTTCAATAAAATTGTCAGATAGGCGAATGACTTTAATCATCAGACGATTTTGACTGTCACTTGTGATGTTAATGTTATGGGTCGCAGGAATATTTTCAACCTTTGTGATTGTTTTGAAAGTCTTTTGATTGGATGCGTTTTCAATTCCATAACGCATTTGAATAAAAACAGGGTCTTTACGATTGAATGAGGTTGGTTTATCCTTTTCATGCTTACCTGCTCGAATCAAAACCTCACTATCTTTGAAAATTAAGTCTGTATTTTTACGTCCCTGCAACCCAATTTGGTCTTTGGTGAGATATGTACCTTTAGCAGTTGGAATTTCTGAAATTGGCGTTCCACGTTCTACCCAACCATCAGACTCGTTAGATGTTGCTGTGTAATAGAATGGGTCAAAGTCAAGATTTTCAATTTGAGAAATGGTGATAGCAAGATAATAACGCTTCTCTTGATTTGTTGTTTTATCAGCATTATAGATTCTATCTAAGACAACGGCAACTCTTTCCCCAACTTTAGGAACAAAATGCAAAAATGGGCTTGTTAATGGATAACAAGGTGGCAAATCAGCATTCTCTACCCTTTTGTCAAAGTCTGGAATCCGAACTTTGATTTGTCTTGTCTCATAAGGGTCTGTAATGTCAACAACTTCACCGAAATATATAATCCTTTCTGAAAGTTGAACATCATTAGGTGAAAAGGAATCTGGTCTGCCCATTGTTGTAAATACTTTAGTAATAATATCTTAAATCTATCTTCAAACCGTCCAATCTATGAATAAATTCACTTGTCAACAACCGTTCTTTAAAAAAGACTGTATTTTTAGTGCCATCCTTAAATTTAACAGATGGCACTCTGTTGTCAAATTCTTTTGAAACTTTTTCTATTTCGGCTTCAACTGTTTCGATAGAGATAAAACCGAATTTAAGCATTATTTTTTTAAACATGACTTATGTTTTTATTTTAGCTATTTACTATACTTCCATTTAAGGTATTCTTCACGTGTTTCAAAGCCATTATCTTTAGCTTCTTGAACCAGTAATCTGTCTAAGAAATCTCTACATATTAAACTAGCCCTTGGTCTAATCCCAATCGGAAATTGTGGTGTTGGCGGTGTCACATTTTGTTCCATAATAATTAATTCAAGTTAGGTTTCAAAATAGCATCAATAGACTTCAAAACGTCTTTTGACCTTTCAACGTTTTCGTTTGATGCGAAGCCATTATCTACAAATTTTTGTAGATAATTGAGCAGCATTTGTTGTTGGATTTTCCATTCTTCTAATTCTCCGACATTTAGTAGTTGGATTGTCTCATTTATCTCGTTTGAGATTTCCTCTTCTTCGCTAATCATAATTGTTTGTTTATTTCATTATATAAAGCTGCTTTTTCTTTGACTTTCGAAATTTCTTCTATTTCAAACTCATCTGACCCTCCAAATAATGGGTATTTTGTATATAAAATCTTCCCTACTCCGTCTACTACGAATTGGATACTCCCAAGACACATCCCAACAGTGAAACTCTTAACAGTTTTAAATACGTCATAGATTTTCCCTTGTTTATCATAAGCAATTAAATCTTCACATTTTTCAATGTCTTGTAATTGACCGTTGATTTCTACTTGTTTTTTCACTTTATTAAAATTTAATGATTAAAAAATAAACCTTTCATAAGATTCTAAAACTAGAACCAAAAGATTTTCAATAAAGTTCCTTTAGATAAAATCTTTTTCATCGACATAAGAATAATCTATTGATGTTTTTAATTGTGGTAAGCCAACATTTAATGCTGATACAACTCTATGATGACCATCTGTAACAACCCAAGCATATCTTCCTAAATCATCTTCTGTTATTTTTTCACCACTCAAAAAATATTTAAACCTTTCAATGTCACCTTCATCAATAATGATAGGGTAGCCTTTTATTGGTGGGAAGTCATGCTCCATCATTTTTAATCTCATTTCATCAGAATATTTTTCTATTTTATCAGATGAAATGGGATTGGCAAAAGCAGATATTACATAATCTGGTGAAATCCATCCTCTGTTTTTTAAAGGTTCGTCAAATGTTGGCTCATCAGTTTTTTTCACTAAACTTTTATGTATCCAAGAACCTTTAGGAAAATTATTATTTTTAAAAAAATATTGGGTATCCGTTTTATCTAAAATCTTACCGTAATTGGTATTATCTCCAATATTTGCGTTTTCGTTCAAATATTCTCTTATAGTGGTCGCTACAAACTTTCTTAGTCCCATATTTATTCAATTTATTATAAATATTGAACTAACTAATAACACCAGTTCCAGTAGCAAAATTAATGGTTGCGCCTTGCACTACAACAGAACCGACAGGACACACCCCTGTGGCTGTTAGCGGAATACCTGCTGGAATTACAATTGTTAATCTAGCGTCTTCAAGGATAGCTCTGACGATTTCTTCAATACGAATGCGTTCCATTTTTTCTGTAACGCTTTCAGAGCCATCTGGTAAGTTGCCAATAGGCGCACCAGCTTCTTGTTGCCTTGTGATAATTTTTTTAGCAATGCTTCTTGCAGACAATCCAACACGACTAAAGCCACCACTTAAAATCAAAGGTGGTGGCACAGGAAGGGCTGACGATGTGTTTGTTGCGATTACCGCTTGTACGATTTGTACTATTTCTTCGGTTGTCATTGTTTAAATTCGTTTAAAACAGTTTCAATTTTACTTAGATTTTCGCCAGAAATTGAAGAAGTTTCATCATCACCATTTTCAGATAATACCCTAATCATGCAAAATTTTGCAAAATTTAACTTGTCTTGAGAATTTGATTTTAAATATGATGATAATTCTTTAAATCTATTGATTAATTCACTGAAAATCATGTCTGTATCTTTGACATTAGCTGGAACTCGCATTGTAAAACTTTGACCGCCTGTATCGCATAATCGTTTTAATTCTTCCAAAGCCAATTCTATGAGTTCGTTGTTTGTCATATTGACTCGTGCTTCGTCAAAAATTTCTGTTAATGTTTTTTGCATGTTTGTTATTATCTACTAAATTTTTTAGAATTATCTTTCGGATACAATACTTTCATCAATTTCTTCCACTCTTTGTCGGAAATATCTTTTGATGTTAAACTTGTATCATCAGAATTTGTCAAGTTTTTGTTTTCGTTGTCGGTCATTATTATTAAATCAGTTTATTTTTTTCCCAATATTTTTTTATTTCTGGTGATTGCTTTATTGGTGAAGGTTTAATTTTTTCGCCAATAGCATCTTCAATAAATTTATATAAATATGTTGCTAACCCTAATCTTCGATACTCTGGTTGTATTCGGATATTATCTAAATACACACCATCAAAATTAGAATCATAATCATTTAACGATGCCGACCCAACTTCACCAACACCATCAACTTCGATGACGAATTTTTTACTATGGTTAAGTTTCAAAAAATTATAAATCACACCATTAATATTTAACCTTTTCCATATTGAAATCATGTCTAAATCATCTTTATTTAAAGGCATAGATTCAAAACCTTCACTTATAGTGACATGTAATATTCCGTTTATAAATTTTCTTATGTTCATAGTTACAATTTAGCAATCAAGTCTCGAATATTTGCAGGAACTCCAACCAATGACAAAATCTGTAACTGTTGATTTTTCACCATCTCCAATGACCTTCCAACTTGGTCTTCCAATATTAGTTGAGTTACATATTTGATAACCAACTTCAAAAGAAATTCGACCAACAAAGGAAGCAGGGCATCTCTGATGATTTCAATAATAAATTGCGTATTTTGTTGCAAGAAATCATCAAATCCGATAAATCCTATGGTGTTGGAAACTATTTTGAAATACGTGACGAACAAAAACATAATTTTTGGTGCAAACACAATATTCGCCAAGGCTTGCAGGATTCCTTTGAATAATTGCTCGAAGAAGTCTAAATTGCCATATTTTTGATTGGCTGGGTCAAGATTTTGTGTGGCTTGCGCAGATAACACCGAGAAACGATTGTCCAAAGTTGTTTTGATTTCTACCAAACTCGAAGTTGCCTGTAAAGCAACGTGAGTGTCATACAAATCGTCAAAATTAACAAAACTTGAGATATAATTACAATCCTTTAGAACTCTTCGTCCATTAGACCTTTCATCAATCCTTTGATTTATATAGTCCAAATCATCAGCCGTAAATGTGAAGTAACTATCGTCAATAATAGTGTCTGGAAGGTCAACTACTTTGTTCACAAGCGTTTGCAATTGAACTTCTGCTTGAATAGTCTGTGGACTTTTATTCAAAAATGCTGCTATCGTTCCAAAAATAGTGTCAAAAATATTATTGATTAATGTTGGCAACGTGAAAAGTACAATGCTGTCCACAAACGTATTGATAAAAGAGTTAACTGTTTTTCCAGTCCACGAACTATCAATTTTGACGTTGAAAACGTTTGATTTTAATACACCATCAACGATTCCCTGTTGTTGAAAAGTTACAACCAAAAGACTTTTCCAAGTTCCATTGTTTCCTTGTAAAATCCCATGAAGAAATTTGTTCAAGTCTTGGTCGATATTGCCGTATATCATTTGACCTGCAACGGACGTTGGATTTACTTTCAGTATTTCAAAGAAATCTATTTGACTGACTGCAACGTTAAATCCAACACCAGAGCCGTCAATCAAAGAAGCAGGAATCAAGGCATCAATGCTACACGAAAACTTACTTTTCATGATTCGCTTCAACACTTTTTTGATATTTGCTTCGATTGTTGCAGTGTTATAAGTCAAAAAACGAATTAACTCTTCTTTGATTTGCTCAAATCCAACGACTGTTTTCAATAAATCCAAAAGAAAATCTGTGGCATTCGCCTTATTGTTCAAAGAAGGAAACGAAGAACCAAAATCCAATTCTGGAAAGCCGTTGTTCAAGCTTTTTAAAGCCGAAACTTGATTTAATAAACTGCTTTTTTGGTCGAATAATGACATTGGTTATTATTTATTTACTACCTGTTGCAAGTTTTGTGTTTTTAGTGAATAAAATTATTATACCCATAAGATTCGTGTATGGGTGTCTTTTGAAATTTTTTCTTCTGTTAATTTTCCATTTTTTGAAATAGTTATTGTTTGAAGTTGCATATTATCAGAACACTCTAAATGTGTTAATTCAAGGTTGTTTGATAAATCAAGGTTTTCTAAAGAATTTTTACAACATACTAAAAACCTAAGTTTCAAATTTTTCGTTAAATCTAAAGATTTTAATTTATTTTCATTACAACATAACACTTCGAGTTCAAGGTTATTCAAAGTGTTTAACTTTTTTAAAGAATTATAATTAACGCTTAGTTTGATTAGGTTTGTATTTTCACTTAAATCAATATCTGTTAAGAAATTGGAATTAACATCTAATGAATATAAAATTTTATTTTTCGACACATCAAGAGATTCTAATTGATTGTTAGTGCAACACAATATTTCCAAGTTAACATTATTAGAAACATTGATTTCTTCTAATAAATTATTAGAACAAGATAACCACGTTAAGTTTAAACTCCCCTCCACATTGATTCTTTTTAATCTGTTATGTGAACAGAATATTTTTTTAAGATTAACTAACAAATGGAAATTTTCTGGAAAAGACTTTAAGTATTTATATGAAAAATCCAATTCTTTGATACTGGTAATCCAATCAACTTGTTCTTGTAAATCCCAAGATTTTATGTTAATTCCAATTGTATCAAATAATTCGATAATGTCTTGGTAATCTGATTGTTTTTTATCTGTTTTTTCCGAAATTAACTTTTTTATAAATGAGGGTTGAGTTAAGTTGGAATTTTTTGAAACATAAATTATTTCGTAATCTTTTTCTGAAATAAAAGTGGACATTCCAATATTTTCACAAACAGTAAATTTACCATCTTCCATAAAACCTTGATATGGTAAATTTTCAAAGAAAACCTTCCCTTTTTTAAAGTTGTTGGAAAAATTGACTACATTGTTTAATAAAATTATTCCTTTTACTAATTTATTCATTATTTTAGTTGTTTTTTATTGTTAAAAATTAAACATTTCATAAGATTCTACAACTTTAAACCATTAGATTTCAAATTAAGTTCCTTTGAACACGTATAATACAGCAAACTATTTTTTAGGTGTCAATTGTGATAAATCATAAACGTTTTCTTTCTTACGATTGTCAGCCATCAAACGAATTTCATTAATGTCCAATGATGATAGACCAATCTTTGAATCATCTGTATCATCGTTGTCAGCAACTACTTGTGATTTTGACGTTATCAATTTGGCTTGAATCTGAAGAAGTTTTGTTTTTTTGTCCAAAATATCATTTAAAAGTCGCATGGAATCGTTTTCCAATTTCCCAAGGTTACATAATTCATCAATGTCTGTTGGCGCAAACAATTTGCCACGTTTGTCCATTGTGTCTGTAATGATTTTTTTCTGTTCATCACAGTCAATAAAAACCTCTTGCATTGCTTCTAACAATGATTCAGTGTTGTCTTCGAGTTTTCGTTTTGCCATTTTTTTATTTAATTGGAATAAAATAGTCTTTTTGAAACGGGATTTCAGTTGAATTTTGAATAGTTGGAATAACAACCACATTACTTGGTGAAATTGTAATGAAAGGTTCTAGTATTTCGTCTGCGCCATAATTGAAAAGACCAAAATTTATCTTTTTTATTTTGCTACTTTCAACCAAAAACTTTTGAACCACCACGCCAGTTGGGTCACATAAATCAATTTCAATAACAAACGATTGGTCACCATATTGTTGAACAAATTTATCTAAAATTGTGATTGTTGGTGGAGCAATAAATGCTCTAAAGTGAATTGTAATATCAGCCCAGTTATTATCGTTATATTCAATTGGTGATAATTTAGAAACCGACCATGGAGGTAAATCAACATCTGCTGGAAATCTCACAATAAATCTATTGGCTTGCATTGGTTCGTAAAGATGAAATAAACCTGCGCTGTGCTTTTCCTTATAACTTTTACTAAAAAAACCTTTGATTTTCTGGAATATCTTTTGTACCATTGTTTGCATTTGTTATAAATATTTGTTCCAATTGTTTTTGTTTGTGTAAAAATCACAAATCATTTTTATAATCTTGATTGATTTTTTCACGTTTTCTATTGAAATACAATGCTTTGAACTTCTTTAGATTTTCTCGAATGTCTTTAGTATTTAAACCTGTGACACATCTTAGGCATTCCAAGACTTGGTTTTTGTTGTAATTTTTTCCACCGTCATCAAAGACAGATTCCCAATTTTCCATCAGTTCTATGATTGCATAACCGAGAAGTTCTTCTGAATCGCTCAAATATCCTGTGTCATCGTTTGTTGCCAAAGTTTCTTTGATAATGTCAATGTACTGGTAGAAGAAATCTCTCATGGCATTCGTTTCAGTTTCAATAGTGTATGAATATTTTTCATCTTCTATCAAAACGTCCACTTTACTTTCGTAAGATGTTTGCCTTATTTTTCTTTGGACTTCTTTTTGTCTTCTGCCGATTAAATCATTTTTGATGATTGTACCATAATAAGAATATGCCTTTGCGCCATTCGATGGGTCAAACAAATCTATTTTGGTGTGCAAGAAACTTAACGTTTCAAACATCAAATCGTCAAACGTTATTTCTTCACTCCACAATTTGTATCTGTTAATAATACTTTCAACCATTTTGAATAGTGGTTGCGCAAGATATTTTTCATAAATTTCATTGCGTACCACATCATCGTCACTGTTGAGGTATTGAATAACAGCTTCTTCTTGCGGAGTGTCAAAATATCGTACTTGGGTTCGAGGTCTCCCTCTTGGTTTTTTCATTTTTTATTGGTTAGTAAATAGTTTGTTTTTGCCAATCGTCATTTAGTAAATTTAACTTTACCATCACTAATTGATTGTAGCATTTTTTGCCCATAATCTTTTAATAATTGTTCACGTGAAATTGACCAACCTATTGGTGGCATCGAATAATCTTCAAAATATGTGAATCTAATCATTCCTGTCATGTTATCACCACCATTTCGTTTTTCACCATTTGGCAATTCACATTCAAAAACACCATTTCCAAGATGTGTTGCGATATATTCTAATTGATTTTCCATTGTTATATTTTATTTATTAAAAAATTACGCAAAAGCAATTTCACGGTCATAGTCAAAATGGTACTCTTTTTTGGCTGCGTCATACCAGAACTTTGTTTCTGTGATAGGCATATCTTTTGTTTGTGAAAAAATTGAACCTTCACGTCCATTGATGTGTTCGTAGATGAATTTTGGAATAACGTAGAAAGTTTTACCAACATTCAACATTCTTAGCAAAAACTCATAATCATGGAATTTCACCATAGACTTTTTGAATCCACCGACTTGCAAAAATGCAGACTTTCTGATTGTTGCGCCAGTTAAACTATACATGTGGAAATTGTGTGTTTTGGCATTTTTAAGGTCGAAATGACCAAATTTTTCCATGTGACCTAAAGACCAAACGACTTCATTTGAAAATCCAAGGAAGTTTCCCTTATCATCTTTTTCAAATACAATCCCAAGATATACATCGTAGTCGTATGCTGTAATATGTTGGTTCACATTCAACATGAAATTGTCAAACAAAACGTCATCGTATTGCAAAATGGTGAAATATTCAGTTTCTACGTTTTGTACAGCATAATTGATTTGACTTTGATAGTCGGTTTCACCATGATTGTATAAAAGATGTAAGTTAAAAGATTTATCAATGGTCTCTACCATTTCTTTGTATAAATTTGGCGAAGTAGGTGTAGCCGAACTTGAAACGACTAGCATGATGTTGAAAAACTTGTCCTTTTGACTATTCAAAGAAGCAATAGCTCTTTTGGTAAAATCCATTGAAGTTTCAGTTATCTCATGGATTGGAATAATAACTGTTGTATTTTTTGTATTTGACATTATTTTACTTTTTGTAGTTTAGTTGTTGGTTTGTTTTGAGCGATTGCATTTGGATTAACTTGAGCAGTCTCAACTACTGGTTGCAGCGCTTGCTTGGCGAAGATTTCTTTAATTTTCTCAATTCTGTTTGCAATGATAGATTCAATCGCTGTAACGAGTTGCGTAGATGTATTTTCTCTCGTGTATTTTGCAACAGTTTCTTCCATTGCACTATAAATCACTGGGTCAAGAGAATCGCTTAACCATAAGTCCAAATATCCTTTGATGTAAGATGGCATGTCATTGTCAGATAAAACCCAAATGCCATTATTTTTAGTTTTGTATTGACCCCCTGTTGCAGTTCCCATCCATTCGGGCATAATGTTAGGAATTTTACCCAAAACTGGAACGCCACATTTCATTGATTCGAGTGGAAAAGTGCCAAAGGAAGAAATATCATCCACCCAAATTGACAAACAACAATCTTTCATACTTGAAGCGAAATCTTTACGCTCTACATTGTTAACAATTTTATTTTGAATCCAAGCATACTGTGGATATTGGCGGTAGAACATCTGCATAATATCAGTAGCTGTTGCATTATCACGTGAGAACACCATGATAAATGGTTTGGCAGGTTTATCAGACTTTTCAAAAATCGGTTGAATGTAAGGATTTACCACATGAACATTCAAATTTTTCAAATTCTTATCAATAAATTCCTTTTGACTTTCAGTTGTTGTAATGACATTTTTGATGCCATAGTTTGCCCAATGATTCCCCATGTTAAGTGTACGGAATATCAATTTGTACATTTGAGATAAAACTATAAATTCACAGGGCATTTTCAAATTGTTCTGATTCAAATCGTTGAAAAACGGTTGAACATAAACCTCTGGCAAAATTATAAAATCAATTGGGCTGATAGCGCCAACTTTAGCCGTACTGATGTGTGGCAAATTGGTGTAATTGCTCCCAAGCCATTTTGGCATATTGTATTCGGCTTCTGTAAAAATGTAGGCTTCGTAACCTTTCTCTTTCAAAATTGAAACCAAGTCATATACATGACCAATTGCGCCACTTGGATGACCTTTTGTATCAGGTGTATAAAAATACAATTTTGACTTTTTGTTTTGAAGCCCTTCGACAAGAAGTTGCTCTTTCTCTTTGTTGGTTAGTTGCTTTGATTGTGTTGGATTTTCCATTATTTATGTTTATTGGTTGCTTATTTGTGTTTGTCCTTCTGTTTCATCACAACAGCCGACAGAAGCTGTTTGTTGTTTTAGTTTACAGTCTTCGTTTGTTTTGCAATCGCAATTATTACAATTGTTTTTTACTAGGATTTTGTTCTTCAACAACGTTGTTAACATTAATTCTTCTTGTTCACTGCCCAATTCGTTGTTTAGTGTAAATACCACAGCATCTAACATTTTATGAATTATAGAATTTGTATAATGTGATTCTGTTTTTGCAAATGCTTCAATTCGAGTTAAATCTATTTGATAATCTTTTAAGTTCATATTGTTTTATTTATTTTTTTTAGGTTTATACCATCTACTATGCTTCCGCTACCTCTTTAGATTTTTCAAGCCAAAAACTTCTGATTTCCTTTAAATTGTCAAAGGACATGTTAGCCCTGTTTTCTAACTTATCGGTAAGATGTTCAACTTTGTTATATTCACTATTGATTTTGAAGCAAAGTTTGTTTTTTGGCTTTGTTTTTATAATATATGGATTTGCAGTTATAATTAAATCGTATAATTCCCATACTTGCGAGTAGTCGTATAAAAACTTGGTATTATTGCAGCGAAAGTTGTTTTGGGCAAGGAAAAGGTGTGTTGCAGGGATAGAACTGCTGCGTTCTTGGCTGACAATTGTAACAGAATGACCCATTTCAACCATCATTTGATACAACACATTCAAATCATGGACAGCGTTAGGGTAACTAGGATTGGTTTTGCCGAACAATTGAAATGCAAAATCTTCATAAACAAATTCTTTGTAATCAGCTTTGTCAATGAATGTGCAAACTTTAGACATTCCTTCAATGTCATCCGATTCAGGTAAGTTCAACAAAGTTCTATCGTCTTCAACTTCCAATGGCTTCATCACAAAATCATCTGGATTTGTAACGTCTATTGGTGTGTCAGTTAAATCCATTTGTTGCACGAATACCGACTTCATTTCTTGAATTTCGTTGACTGGTGTGCCGTTGAACAATTGTGGCTCTAAAGATTCAAGATTTTCTGCACTATTTTCTGTTTGGTCGTCAAATTCAAGTTCTAAGTCTTCGTCTAAGGGTGTTTCCACGAATTTCTCAAGACTTTCAAGGTATTCTTTGTGAACTTCAATGAAATTACCTTTGAAATCTCGAACTACTTCGTTGAGTGTTATTCCAATTCTCATTTAATTAATGTTTTTAAGACTAATATAAATGGATTTTTAGTGAATTAAAATCTATAAACTTCTTTCAAAATAGTACAAATTAGTTCAGCAGATTTTCCGTTGCCATAAGGACAAGGTTCATTAATTTCATAATCGTTAATAACTTGTTCAAATATCATTGACAAATCATTAGGCGTTGGACATAAAATCAAATGGTTACTTTTTTCCATTCTTTCAGATTCAACTCTGCAAACGATAACCTTCTTTTGAAGAAACGTTGCTTCTTCTTGGATGCCACCAGAATCAGTGATAACTGTTTTACAATCTTTCAAAATATTGATTAAATCTTCATGCGCTAATGGTTCTACAACTTTAACATTTGTCAATAAATTTTTATGCTTTAAAACATTAGGATTCGGATGAATCGGAAGGATAAATTCAATTTGTGAATATTTATTTGCCAATTGATTTATTTCATTAAACCATTGGTCTATTTTATTATGATTTTCTCTCCGATGAAGTGTACACAATACTTTGTCAGTATAACTTGGAACTACGTCAATCAAATGGTCTAAAACAGTGTTTCCAACAACATAAGTTTTTCCGCCACATCTTTCCATTTCAATGTTATCGGCATTACTTTGTGTGGGACATAAATGCACAGCCGTAAGACGTGAAACCATTTGTCTATATGCTTCTTCAGGATACGGATTTTCTAAATCATAAGTTCTTAAACCTGCTTCAAGATGAATGATTGGAACTTTCAAATTGTAATATTTCAAAGCAATAGCACAGACAGAAGCAGTGTCACCTTGAACTAAAACAGCAGAAGGCTTTAAATCTTCTAATTCAGAAGACACTATAATTGAAGCAAATATGTTGTTCAAACGTTCAATGGGTCTATTCGGGATTATCAATTGATAATCAAAAAAACCATCAGTGATAGATTCATGTTGTCCTGTGAACAGAATTTTAAAATCTATTGAATTTGTCTTGAATATATTGATTAAAGGTTTTATTTTAATCCATTCAGGTCGTGTGCCGTATGTGAGTAATATCATTTGTTATTTCTTAATGGTTAAATATCCACATTTTAAATGCGAATATCTAAGATTTTTATATTTTGATGTTGAACCATTTAACGGTGTCGCAACTTGTGTTATCTTTCTATTTAAAAATAATTCTACAGCATTTAAATCTAATCCTCTCGAATCATTCAAATCAAATGTTATTATCAATTTTCCACCAGATTTAAGTTGTTTAATTTGATTTTTTAATATTTCAACGTGTGGCACATTCTTTATTTCTTCTAAAGTTGAAACATTTATTATGCAATCAAATTTACCATGAAAAACTGGATTATCTTTTGTTATATCATATACAAAAGTGTTAGGTAATTCAGATTTTTGTATATCTGAATTCAAAACATTAATATATTCTTTTTCTAATATATTCTTAAATGTAATATGTACACCCATATACCCCCAACAAGAGTTATGTATTAGAATATCATTGTTTTCAAATTTAGAAAGTTCCTGCAAAACAAAATGATATTCATAAGGACGTGACCAACTATACTCATCTATAAATCTAACGTCAACGTCATCATTACAATCAAAATAACTGAAATTCTCAATTATCATAGCAATATTAATTATTTATATTTTTAATTTCATATAATCCACAATTTATCCCATTAAACCAAATATCCTCTGAATTATTATATAAAATTATTTCTTTATGAACACAATCTACTTCAAATATATCTTTTAATCTTTTTTCAAAATCATAATGGGATAAATCATCAATAAAAACATAAGAGCCATTTACTAATTTATTAACAAGATGTAAAAATGCAATAGACCTCCCATTACCATGACTTCCATCTAAAAGTACAAAGTCTATTTCAAATGGTACGTCATTTTCATTTAACTTATAAAAAGTATTTTTTTGCCTAGATGTTGCAGGTGTAGTTTTAGTTTTGAATTTATTTGAATCATAAGATTTATTAATAAACATTTGATTAAAATCTACATCACTGCATTCTTCCAAATCTTTTATTAATAAAGATAAATTTTCATGTTTTATTTTAGCAGCATAATTTATATCACTATCAAAAGAAACAATGTTAAATTTTTTACCCATTTTTTCTAACAAATCTATCAAAAATATAGTAGATACACCAGAACCAAATTCAACAATTGATACAAATTCTTTATCTTTGAATTTATGTTCAAACAAAGATGTTATCAATTCTAAAGATTTTTTAGATAATCCCCAGCCACCATTTTTATATTTTTCGTAATTCATAATCATTTTTTTTACCAGATACAGGTTTTTGTTAATGTATTGCCATTTTTTAAATATTTTCGAGTTGCGCCCAAGCCAAGCATCACATCTAAAGTTGAACCAATATCCAAAAATGTATTTTTAGTATTTAATTTATGACATTCTAAAATAGCAAGATTTGAAAATGTTCCAGCAGCAAATAAAAAAATACAATCTTTAACATTTTTTGCAATTTCTTTTATTTCTTCTATTTTATGATAGTCTTGAATCCATGCGTTTGCTCCAATTTTCACATGATTTATAGGATTGAAAGGAATTTTGCTTAAATCTGATTTTTCATGTGAAATAAGTACAATTTTTTCATTTTTTAACATTGGTAATAATACATGGCAAAACTTTTGATAGTTAGAATTAACAAAGATATTTGCCCAAGTTAATCTATTTGCAGGTTGTTTAGATTGTTTCACTATTCTATTAAAACTATCAATTCCAACACAGCAACTACATGGTAACCCTACAAAATATGAATCATTTTGATATTCTAAAGATTCAAGCATTTTTTTTTGAAAAAAAACATGGCTACTGTCAGTTGGGTCATATTTATGTTCTCCATTAAATTTCAGTGAAATATCAATAGGTTCACCATCAATTATTTTTAATTCTCCATCACCGAATCTTGTTAATGAAAAATTTTCGTGATTTTTTATTTTATTAATAAAAATATCTAAATCACCGTTAAAAGTTTTATTTACCATCTCTTGCAAGTTTCCAGCCTTTTTTTATATAAATATTACACAAACTATTTCTAATCTCATAATGGTTAGAAGTGTGTAAATGTGTGGCGTTTACATCATTTCCCCACTTTACTGCAAATTCAGTATTATTACCCCAAACTTCTTTATTAGTTGGTGGATGTGGTGGCACGAATGTATTTATGTTTCCATACTTTTGACATAGATATGAAAATTGAATATCTTCTCCATTATCCCAAGATTGTGGTTCTTCCATCCACATATATTTTAACCACTCTTTCTTAAAAAACCAAGCATGACCAACTAAATCAACTCTAACTGGCTCAACATTATTGTTAGCTGTCCAACCGAATTTTTGATTTGGTGAATAATTGTTATTAATCAATTTAACACCTGATGCGCCAAGAATCCCATTTACTTTTTCAATTGTACTTAAACAATTTGAAAACCATTTTTTTTGTGGTAAACAATCATCATCAAAAATTGCAATATATTTAGTTTTTGCTAAAAGACCTAATGCAAATCTGCCGTGAAATTTAAAATTATGTGAACAATTAATAACTTTAATTGTTGGGTCAGTGATAACTAGTTTAGGTTTAGTACCCATGTTATACCATATCCAAATTTCTTCTGGTGGATTTGTCTGTTCTTTCAAACACTTAATTTGCATTAATAATGTTTCAGGTCTATTATAAGCCGTTAGAATTGCAGTGATACCGTTAGTCATTTTTCAAAATTTTTAGTGATAATTTTATGTTTTTTTCTAATAGTTGGATTCATAATTGAAACATCACCTAAATGATTTACAAGTGATTTTTTAGGAATATAAACATGGTAACCCAAATTATTTATCAAATGTGACATTTGTCGCCAAACACCCGAAGATAGGTCTTGATTATTTGCCCACCTAGTCATTGAAATTTCATCAAGTTTAAATTTAATCGTATTTAAAAAATTTACAGGATATATTGCGCCACCATCAACCCAATGTTTTAAACCCCACCTAACTAAATTGGAGCTTGCATCTGTTTGAGCTTTGATTACAAAATTACCTTTATTTGAATCAATAATTTGTTGAATTTTTTTAAAAAAATCAGAGGTTAATTCAAAATCGTCATCCAATTGAATAAACCATTTAAATTGGTATTGTTTGACAATTGCCAATAAATTGTTTATTGTTTGCCAATATTTATGTTTTCCATTATTTTTAACATTTCTAATTAACGTTAAATCTGGACAAATTTCAGACAATTTTAAATATTCAGATACTTGTGGTGAAAAATCATCAATTACAATAATTTTTACAGAATATTGTTTTTTCTGTAAATTTAAAATAGATACTAAACTACTCACATCTTTAACTCTTGAATATGATGGAATACCAACTATAAAATCGTAAGATGTACCCACATCATTATTACTATAAACTATACCAAACTCTTTAGACTGAATATATTGGTATGGTTTATTGTCAACAGCCTTAATGGGTTCAAACTTCTTCTGAAATGCCGTCAATATCTTTTGATTTTCACCAACACCGTTAGAATCTCTTGCAACTACTGGCGCAACATTCACAGAACCAGAACCAATAGACATATCATTCCTCAAACCAAGTCCTGCGCCACCGAGCATAATCAAAGGACGTTTTATATATCTTTTGTCTTTTGTTTTGTCCCAAACTTTTGATATGAAGCGATAATCGCCACATTTCCAGCCATCCCATTTGATTGTTTTGGCGATTCCACTATGAACAAGGATGCAAGGACTACCGATTCTGCCGAGTCGTGGTTTGGCGTTCATTTCAGTTAGTGGTGGAAGAAGATTGCCAGTAGGATATTTCATTTGAAAAATCAAAAGGTCTGTGTTGCTTTTGATTTCATTGACCATAGACTGAATTGCATTGTTATCTATCAAGTAGTCATCATCATCAAGGATTAAAACCCAACCTTCGTTTATTTTTTCAATTAGAGTGTTGAAGTAAAGATTGTAAATGAAACGTTTGCCAGTATTGGGATTGGGAATATCTGGCATTTTTTCAACTTTTTCTTTGTCGATAAAAATATAGTCAGAGAAGCCGTCCAGTTCAACGTAAGATTTATCAGCCAAAGAATCTATTGACACAATATGTCTTATGTTTTGATAGATTTGTCCTTTGATTGAATCTCGACATCTTTTGAAACTATTAGGTCTGTTGCTTGTGCGAGTGATAATGTTTATCAAAGGCTCTTTTTCAGTTATTAAAATTGGACTTTGTACTAAATTCGTTTGATTTTGAATAACGACAGTCCTCTTTGCAACAACTGTTTTAGTTGGCATTTTAGGCGCAATCCTTTCGACTGATATACTTCTATTGTTTTGGCGTTCTGCTAATTTTTTGATGTGTTTCATTTATTCGATTTTAATTGGAAATAGGTTCATTAAAAATAATGTTCCAACCATCTAAATTTTCCCAATCACCATTTAAAGTTAAAACCTGTAAATCTTTCGATAATACAGGTTCAAATGAGATATATTCCACCCCTTTATTATTCCGTATTCTTGGAGATAGTGTAAAATTATTATTTTTTTTAATTCTTAAAATAACGCTATTGTGTACTCCACCTTTAGAATTTGCGTAATATTTAGCATAATCTAAACTGTTTGTAAAAGAAATAGATGGCATTTTTTCACCAGTATTATTGGTTTTCATATATCCATCACGTTGAATACCTAATGTTGCGCCCTTGCTTGTTCCATGATAAAGATATACATCTTCAGACTCTTCAATAAACATCTTTTGATATTGTTGTTCAGACAATAGGATTTTTTTCTTTTTCATTTATCCAATGTGGGTAATATATTTTCGCAAATGGGCAATATTTTTTTGAATATAGGGAACTAAAATGTTTAAAAAGTCACTTTGCTCATTTGCTTTCTTTTCTTCATTTTTAATTCGAGTTACTGATTCATAATGATAACAAACAGCTTGACCAATATAAATATTCTTTAATCCGTGAGAAATACAATTGAAATTCAACAACACATCTTCAAAGCATTCAGTTACATTTTCATTGAATGCTCCCAAAAATTCAAAAGTCTCTTTTCCAATCATTAGAAATGCGCCTGTATTCCCAAGGGTGTCATATTGTTTGTCATAAGACGCTTTATAATAACTTCTTATGCCTATATGTGAAAGTCCTATGTGGTTTTGTTTGTTGTGAAAAAGTGCAATGCCACCATGTTGAATGGTGTTGTCTGCATAATGTAAACGACAACCAATTGTTCCAACGTGTTTTTCGTGTTTGTTGTAAGTTTGAATCATTAGAGAGATGGCATCATTTATCATAACCAAATCGTCATTAGCAAATAACAAAACTTCTGTGTCTGTATCAATATAATCGAAGACCATTGAGTTATTGATTTTGGCGAAGTGATAGTATGGAAATCTGACGATGTTGATTTTATCATTGTGGATTCCATTAACAGATTTGCACAAATCTTTGACTTGCTCAAATTTGTCTTCGGATGAACCAGTATCAGCTATGTAAATTTTGTAATTGGTGTATTTTGTTTTGAGAAGGGATTGGACACAAGTATCTAAATAGTCAAAATTGTCTTTTGTTGGAATTATAATAGCCAATTTAGGCTCTTTTGTGAGTTTGATTGGCGAATGGTCAGCAATAACGTTAGGAACGATTTTTAAAGGCAAATATTGACCATAAAGGTTTTCAAACAATGCTTTATTTGTGTGCCATTGTTCATTTGGCATTCCAATTGAATCATGTTTCACGATTATATCGGTTATTGTTCCGACCTTAACACCTTGCAGGTGGTTATTTACACATATTGGGAGGTCATAAAAGTGAAAACCTACAAATCGCTCGTCAAAGTTAGATTCGATACGTTTTTTGTGTAGCGCTATAAATAAGCCATCTATGACTAAAGAAGAAAGAATTTGATTTGAAAATCTTTGGCAATATTGAGACTCATGCCATCTGTCAGTCTTTTGATTGTTGTGGTACACTGGGTGAAATACACGTCCAAGCATCTTATTAGAATCTGCCCACCATTTTCCGCTTGCGAGGTCTGTTGTGCCAGCAAGACCTAAAATTCCATAATCAGATTTTTCAAAATAGTCAACTATTTTTTTATCCCAACCCTTTTCAAGATAAACGTCATCATGAACACAAACCAAAATGTCATATTTTGATTGTTCTATTGCTTGATTATAGGCTTTTGCCAATGAAGTTGAACCATCATTGACAAATTCGATAACTTCAATGTCTTTGAGGACACAACTCTTTTGAAGTCGTTTGCTGATGGATTTATTTGAAAATCTTGTGGAATAGAAGATAGAAATCATATAACTATATTTTTTTTCAGTTTCAATATATTTAATAATAGGAATATTTGCAATCAATATCAAAAACAAGATATATCTTTTGCAAATATTAAACAAAAAACAGTCTGTTTATGGAACAGAATCGGACTCTAAACAAAAACAGGGTAAGGCGTTGCTAAAGTCTTCAGAAAAAGAGCAAAGAAAAATGCTTCGATTTGTCGCAAGCAAGTCTACGACCTCTGATGCTCATCTACATCAGCAATGGTGTGGGTGAGCAGTTCACTTGAATGTCTAGTGGAATAAAAGATTGAAATCATCTGTTTTTTACATTAATCTAATGATGATTTGTTCTTTTTAAAATGAAAATGTCGCCAAATTCAACGATAAATAAGAATATCGTTAAAAGTGGCGATATGGGTTTGATAGGGTATAATTCAACTGCAATCAACACATATTATACCTCATCGGGTTCAATTATCTGTGCGCAACCAGCAGACGATTGCATCTTCTTTTGAAATCTTCTTACAGTTTCTTGGCGTTGTTCGATAAAATCCCAACTAGATTGGACAAGTTCGATAATTTCTTCACATTTTTTATGTTGTCTATGTGTGAACATCAATTTTAAAAGTTTTTCATCATTATTATCATATTCAATATTTAACTTGTTTTGATTAATTACTTCTAATTCAGCTAAACATAACTTACGACAATCCGTTAAAACTTGAGACACAACTTTCTGCTCATCAGATTTCAAACTTTCAATAGACTTTTTAATTTCAATTGCATCAGAGAAAATGTCTATGGATTTTTCGATTGTTCTTTCGATTCGTTTTAGAATGTTAATCACAATTGTTTGGTCAACATTTTCGAGTAATTCCTCTATGTTATTGTTTGTTTGCATGTTCAGTTTGAATTAAATTGATGAAATGTTGTCCAAAGACTTTCACAAACTCTTCAAATGACATTGCAGCTAATTTCTTTTGATTTTCAAGTTTAGTCACACGTCTTTCGGTTTCGGCAATTTGTCTGGTGACTAATATCATTTGCCGTTGATATTGCAAATGAAGTTGTTCTATGATTTCTGTTTCAGTCATTTGTTTGTTGTTTGATTTTAAAAATTGGAATAAACTCTTTTGATTTTAATTTACTATTGATTGTCAATGGTAGTCCATTGAATGCGCCACCAATATTGATGAATTTTCCACCTAAATCACAAAAATCATAAGCCGAAATTTCCAACATCAACAAATCTGATTCTTCAATGTTTAAAAAATCTAAAAATTGTAACAAAGTTGAAGTTTTTTCACATCTTTCGTCAATGTTTTCTAACATTTTTTGAAATTGTTCAAATTTATTTTCAACGTGTTGATTGATGTTTGTCATAACGGTTTAAATTCACCTAATAAAATTCGTTGATAATTAATAGCATTTGTGTCTTCGTTGACCAACGACCAATTGTCTTTTGAATATTCTGAATAGATTGTTACTTTTTCAACGTCTTCAAGATTGTGGAAAATGCTCTGCGGTAAATCATAAGTATTGAAAATCAATTGTTTTGAGCTATCAAATAGATGAATTACATGTTCGTACAAATAGTCTGAAAAATCATCTTTGTCAACGATTATGAGGTCATATTGTTCGTCCAATGTTTCCAAAGGAATTTCATTATAATTCAGAACATAAACACCAGAAGACTTTTTAGATTTAGTGTACAAAAAATTTCCTTCTTGTACCAATTGACATTGAAAGTAAGTGTATGCTTTCTGTATTTTAAAAAGCATGTCAATTTGCGACTTTCTACAATCGGTTAAAACCACTATTGAAAAGTCATTATTGAAAAACATCTTAAATGCTATCCAATTTGCCATCATTGTCGAAAACCCAACACCCTTCGGGCTTCCAACAATTGTGAATTTGTTGTCGATGATGTGGTCGTAGAGGTCTAAGATGGATATATTTACTATTTGTTCGTCCATTTTTTTATGTGTTTAATGAATTAACATAGTTTTTTGCAAATTCGTTCAATTGTTCTTGATTAAATGATGAACTTTGTTTATTGCCATTCAATGCAGTGTCTAATTGGTCACAAACTCGTTTTTCATAACCCTTTTTAAAGGCTGTTTCTAATCTATCTTGGTTTGATTCGAGATAACCTATAACATAATCTATAATAGTTCCTACAGTCGTTGGATTTTCCATTGGAATGTCATCTGAACCTCTGCGCCATTCATTATGTTTTTTCAAAATGTCTATTGATTCGTTGAGATTCATATAAATGATTTTGATATTAGGATTGAAAATAAGGCTACTACAAAGAACCAAAATTTTATTTCTTGTTTAGTGTGTTGTGTCATGTTTTATATAAGATAGTTTAGAGCCATTTCTTGTTTTGATTAATTTCAAATCGTAACCTTAATTTTGCAATTTTTCAAATTCTGAAATTTGTGCCAATTGGTTTGAGTTGAATGGTTTTAATGAACCATCTGTATTTTTAATTTGAACAAATGTTTGTGCAAAATGTGTTATGTTTTTATAGTTTGGATGTGACATGATTATTTATTTGATAATGTTAAATTTTGTCAACGTTTCAATTTCCGATTTTGTTATTGTTCCAAGCAATTCATAAGACTTGTATGACAAAGAATTTCTATCGACTTCTACCACGTCTTCTGATGTTAATTCAGTTTCATTTTCAATGTTTGATAACTCTGAAATAATGTACGAATGTGTTTGAATTATTTCATTGAAGAAATCAGAACTGCCAGTTACGTGATTTTCGGTTATTTTAAAAAGATTTTTTAAAGGCTTCGGTTCAAATAAAAATTCTGGAAATATTGTGGGGTCTAAATTTTTTAATCTTTCATCTATTTCTTTAGATTTGATTCTTTCTCTTTCTCGTAATTCCTTGTAGACAGCCCAATATACTTGTTTGTCTAATTCTCTGTCAACGATTGTTGATAAAGCCCAATCATCAGTTTTCGTTAAATTGACAAGATTTTCAACTTTGTTCGCAAGTTCTGATATTATTTCCTTTGTCATAATTTCTTATTTTACAATTTTATAAATTGTGTATTCGGCTGTTCCATTTTTTCCAATTTGAATTAGTATGCAATAATTTTCATCCACATCCACGACAAAATTTTCATTTGTTTGATTCAAAAAATCCAAATGGTTTTCAAATGCTACTTTAGCCTTTTCCTCGATGTCTTTAGACATCACCACAATCTCTTGTGATACAATGTCAGAATCCAAAACGTAAATTTCTAAATGTGGACTTTCAACATATTCTTTCAACGGATAAATTCTGTCATTTGCCTTGAATGCAGCCACTTTTTGACCATTTGAAAGTTCAATGTTTACATGATTGTCAATGTCACAAGCAGACCAAAATTTCAACCATTGAGGTCTGTCGATTCGTTTATGTCCAAAGGCTTTATGTTTGCCATCTGACCAACGTAAAACATCCTTTTCGTTGTCTGAAAGGTCTTTGGCTATCATACGTTTTTGACTATCAGTCCAGCGATTGTAGTAAGATTTTATCAATTGATGTGGCAGAGTTGAAGATGCGATTGTTTGGCGATTCATTGCATAACGAATTGCCATCCAGCATGTGTCCCACTCGATTTCTGTAAGTCTGTTGGTTTTCATATTTATTTTATTAAAATTTACAAAAAGCCAGTTGAACCATATCCATCCTTGCGATTTGTGTCGGAAAATTCGTCAAGATGTTTTCGTTTCCAATGTGCTTTGTCAACTTTCGACAACACCAATTGTCCAATGCGTTCTTTTGGTTCAATTATTGCATCTTCATTTGATAAATTGACCACAATTGCGCCTATCTCTTTACGATAATCATCATCAATTGTACCAAGACAATTTAAGAGTGTTAGACCTCTTTTCAACGCAAGACCACTTCGTGGGCGCAACTGAAATTCATAACCTTCTGGCAATTCAACAAAAAGACCTGTTGGTATCAACCTCCGTTCCAACGATTTCAACGTGATTGGTTCATTGATATTAGCGTACACGTCCATTCCAGATGCACCATCGGTTTGATATCGTGGCGTTAGACTTTCATCATCTCCTGTGATGTGAAGACCAATTTCAACAGATTTTGATATTTTGCATTGACTGCCATATTCAATGGCATTGTAAGTTAGGAACGATTCTTTTGATTTTTTAATCAAATCTTCGGCTTCTTGTTTTAATTGGTCAAGTGTTTTTCCACTTTCAAGCCAATGGGCTTCTATTTGTTCATCATTTTGAATTACATTTCCATCAGCATCTGTTTTTGTTTTAACAGTTTTAGTTGTGCCATTGAATTTAAAATCTTGACTTTCAATATTTTCAGTCAAAGTCTGGTGGTTTATTTGCTCCTTGTTGTTTTGCATTTTTAATTTGTGTGTCTTTTTTAAGTTTTTTAATTATTGGTTTTAAAAGTTTATTCTTGTAGAATTTTAAAAATAATTTATCTTCATCATCTTCGGCATCAAATTCTTCGTTCAACATTATATCAAATAGTCAAGGTCGTCATCCATTCTGAATAAAATTTCTTCTGCTAATTCACTTTCAGAAAAACCACTATTGTTCCAACTTTTTGAAGTTGGGTTATAATGGTTGTCTTGAATAGATGTTTTGTAAAAGTCGAGTAAATCGCCATTTGATATGGATTTTATGTCTTTTGAGTTGTTTTGATTGGTCATATTTTACATTGTTTGTTTAGTAAAAATTTCGTTAATGTTTAAGCCGTAATATTCACAAATGTCAGTCATTGAAAATACAAAATAACCATTTTTCATTTGACATTCAACCCCTTCATCATCGAAAATACATTTTGACAATAATTCATAAAAAGTTTGAACTTTGTCAAAATCAAGACAAATATATACATCGGATTTGTCGTGATTCCAATGATATTCAATAAAATGTCCTTGGATAAAGTTTTGAAACTTTGCGGTTGTCATTTATTTTTAGTTAACAAAAACCTAAATTAAGAAATTCTTCTTTGTCGCCAAATTGTTCACCAGCCCTTCCATCGTTGCCGAAATAGGCAGAATCAGTTATCGAAATATCTTCTTCGTAAAGTCCATATTGATGGTCTTTCCCAGCATTTGTAATTACTAAAGGTATGTTTGAATCATACTGTTGAAGAATAGTGATTAAATCTCCGACAGTTAGTGCTTTTTGTTCATTGTTATTCATTTTCTTTTTGTTTACAATTTTCAATAAATGAATCCATAGTCTTTTGAATTTCATTCAATTTCATTAGATATTCTTCTTGTTCATCTTCAGTAACAATATTTGGATTCAAAAGTTCCAATTTTGCTTCTTTTCTTTCAGTTGTTGGAATAATAAACGTTACATATTCATCAGACGATATTGTTCTGTTGATGTGGTCGTGTATGTCTCCTAACTGATTCAATGTATTTGAACTGTTTTCAACAATTGGTATGTAAATGACCAGTACAGGTCGGATTTTAGTTACCATTAGTCATAAGATTTCTATATATTTGTCGTCTGATTTTACACACATTATGAAGATTATATTTGTCTTTTACTGTTTCGTATAAAGCAAGACCAACATCTTCACGTAAAGATGGACTTTCAATTAGTTTTTTGGCATATTGAAACCATTCTTTGTGCTGTCTTTTCTCATTAACAACGAAGGAATTCAATAAGTTCCGACAATCTAAATTATATGGAGAAATATCACTAACAATTATCGGTTTTTTGTGAAATCCTGCTTCGATAACCTTCAATTGACTTTTCATTCGATTGAATTGATTATTCACCAATGGCGCAAGGGATATATCTATGTGATTATAACAATGGGCATAATCATAAAAATCCTTTGTCCAAATTCTTCGGTATGGTTTGTCTTCAACACCTTCAAACTCTTCTTCTTTCGGATGGAGCAAATAATGTTTGTACTCTTCATCAACTGAATAACCATTTGTGAAAACGTATTCACACTCCATCCATACTTTAGGGTATTTAACTTTCTCAATTTTACCAGTTTCAATGTTTTTTGTATTGTTATTGAAACCACACATAACCATTTGATTTTTGGTGGAAATCCCTTGAAGTTTGTTGAAAAGTCCATTGGTCATCTTCAAATCCTCTAGGTGACTCGCTCCTCCAACCCAACCTATACGCACACGTTCACTCTCAATAGGCTTTGGTTGGAACTGTGATTCATCAGGATTTACAGCGTTTGGAATGACTTTCACATTTTTGTTGAATTTCAAAATTTCTCTGCCAAGTTCCACTGTTGTTGTAGTTATAAGGTCGGCAATTAAAAGTCTTTGGGTAAGTTTTTTGTAATTGTCTTCCATTTTCTTATACATTCCATGAGACATTGGTAAACGCCAGTAGTCATCTAAATCAACGATGAGTTTCATGCCATCTTTTTTCAAATCTTCAAATATTTTGAAAGCATTGTCGTTAATCAACATTGAACCTTGTAAAAAAATCATATCGTAATTCGATACAAATGATTTATCGTGAATCGCAGGATTTGTAATAATATCAATATGAAATTCATCTCGATAGTTTTTTTGTAAAATCATGTGAGGGTCACGGAAACGAAATTTTCCTACACCAGCGTTTTCAATGTCTATGACTAATAATCTAATTTTGCTCATTTGTACTTATAGTTAAAATTTTTTCTTGTAATATAATGTTTGTTTTTTATTTTTAAAGGCTTTGACTTATATTGGTCGAAGTAAACTTATTACTTGACAAAAATTGAAAAAAAAAATGAAAATAACTGAAAGTAGATTAATTCAATGTGGTTTTGAATTTGTTTCGCAAAAGCTCAATTTTGACTTATTAGAGAAGCTTGAAAATAAGATTCCGCATAGTCGGTACTACCACTTTGTGTTGAATGGCTATTATCAAATAGAATGTGAAAAATATGAAAAAGAGTTTGATGCAGTCATCACTGAAGTGGTCAAAATCTACAAAATCAAAGGGCGTTTCGGCAAACATCAATGGATTTTATGTTATAATTCTTATGAGTTTTATGAAATTTGTACTTTAGAAGAATTGTTATCAATCTGCAACAACATTTACCACAACAAACAATTGGGCTTTGTGTATGTGATAAAATCCGACTTCGGTTATAAGATTGGGCAATCAAATAATTTGACCAACCGAAACAGACAATTTGAAGTTAAATTACCTTTCGATTGGTCTTTTTATAAGATATACACGCTTGAAAAATTCAAGGAAATGGAAAAAATGTCTCACGAATTGATGGCAGACAAGCGAATTAATGGTGAATGGTTCAATCTTGACGACAAAGATTTTGTTTTATTTGACTTGTTGTACAAACAACTAATCTTATAAGTCAAAAGCCCAACATGAGCCATCTTCTGTAACCCAAGTTGCAGATGTGTCAGTTATCCAACCTTCGCAAGATTCTTCAAAAACAGTACAACAAGAGCCTTTAAATGTATCTTCTGACCCATAATCCAATTGAAGTCTAACAGTCTTTGGATTTATCTGAAGACCTGTGGAAATGTCTATAAACACATTTTGACGTTGAGTTGCTCCATTGACTGGGACTACGTTAAAAAAGTATTCAAGAATTGTTCCATTGTTGTAGGTTCTGCTCTGCATTTTGTATAAGGTTGGATATGTTTTTGTTCGCTAAAGGTTATTTTTTAACAACACGCATTGTACCTTTTAAATGTGTGCCACCGACAAGAATTTGTACTGTGTCACCTTCACCTTCTGTGATAATCGTTGCATGTTCTAGCAAGGTGTTCAACTCTTCTTGGACGATTTCACGAATGTTCGATTGCATTTCTTCTAATCTATCTAAAACTTCGTACAATAAATCATGAGTTGTTGAATTATATCCTTTGTTGTCTCCGCTAGTCCTTGGAGATTTTTTTTCGTTTTCGTTAACCATTTTCTGGTTAATTTTGTTGCCAAAATTGTTCAAAAAGTTGCCAACTTTAATATCTGGTTTTTCCATGTTATTCTTCGTTAGTGTTATTATTTTCGGCTTGCATCATTGTGATAATGTTCGCAACACCAGTGATAATTCTGTCTATGTTTTTTTCTAATGCTGAATCTACAGCATGTTCGATTAAGTTTTGTAAATAATCTTCATTCACTAAACCTCTTACTCTTTTGTTGTTTTGTTTGTCATACTGACCACTTCTTGAACTTGAAGTACCATGCTGTGCAGCCGACATACGTTTATTAGTTTTATCAATGTCAAGTTTTTGAAAAAGCGCATTAATATCTACTGGTTGCTCGTCTGCTTCTTCATTAATATTTTCAATTGATTCTTGTTCACTTAATTCCGCTATCAACTTTGTCGTATCAATATTGTCAACGTCTTTACCTTTTACAACAAAAAGTTCTTGTAATTTATCTTTCTTAGCCATTCGATTTTAGTTTTGACTAGAATATAAAGAACTTTTTTGTAATCTAAACTACATTACAAATAAATTAGTCAAATTGAGCAATATTATCAACACGAGTCATTGACCTGTCACCACCTCTGTTGAATTGTGGTCTTGGTCTGTCGAATGTGCGAACTTGTTCAATGTCTGTAATTTTATCAACTCGAAATAATTTCCAAGCAGGGATAACAGTGTCAGTTTCTCCTTTGATTTGAAAAACTCTAATGATTTTATTACCAGCCGTGCTTTCTCCGAGCGCATAGATTTCACCCCAACGCCAACCTTTCTTTTGAGTTTTATCTCCTTCGTAGTAGAACTTAATAACCCAATGATTTTCAATTGAGTCAATAAGAACATCATATCCAATGGATTCAAACAAAAGTCTTTTGTATGTTGATAAAAGGCTCATAAATATTATTTGTAGTATTCGTCATAAACATCCCAAGTCATTCCATAATCAATCATCACTATTGAATAATTACCATCCCTCTTCACTAAACCATAAGAATCAATTTGAGTTAAGTCGCCAATTGGCACATTATATTTTTGAATATACGCAACCAGCATTTTAAACATTTGACTGTTATAAACAGTAGATATTACTTCTTTAGATATTTTTGAAAAATCATTTGAAAGTTCGTTTGGATAACTTGTAGAAGACTTCAATTTTTTATAATAATAATCTGCAAGTACAATATTAAAAACATCAAATTCAAGCCCAACAATTTTTTCCCAAACATAATATTCTAGCTTTCTAGCCAATTCCATCTCATTCCATAGGTTGTTTGGGTGTCTATCATATATTTTTGCAAATAAATCATTAAAATCACCATCTTGACTTGCCACATATTCAACTTTATTTTGAGCAATTCCTCTTGAATTACTTGCAACTTTTAAACATTTTTCATCGTCAATCTTAAAAACTTCTCTTGCTGAACCGCCACCAATATGTTTTAAATGGTCATTTGCATAGTTTAACCTTTCATCAAAATCATTCAATGATTTAAAATGTTCCATATCAAAAGCTTCTGGATAGGCTTCATCCAAAATAAATTCTCTTATGATTTTCCTTAATATGCTCACTTGTAATCCCATTAATTAATGAAACAATCATAAGGTTTATCCTTAGTGTATTTGTTCTTCAACAGCGCATTTGTTCTAGCAGAAATGTCAGCAGAACCACCGCCATTGGAACTATCCATATATTGACCAGTACCTTTACCTTTTGCGTTTTGACGGTCATCAACACCACCTTTGCTTTGATTAGCATTTGGATGACGACTATCATAAGATTTACCAGTTTCATTTTGGTAAATGTTTTCAGTCAAAAGTTTTTTTCTAGCTTCATTGGCAATCTCTTCAAGTCTATTGCAACTTTTTGGATTGACGTTATTGTTATCGTTCATAATTCTTATTTTATTATAAATATTTGACTTTTACTTTTGTTACGGAAAGTCTTCTTTTTTCTGTAGAAATATACCACTTGTAGAGACCTATAAAACTATACTTAGTGGGTTAATTCTTCTATATAAAAAGGAATAAAAAAGTATAGTTGAAAAACCGCTACAAGTGAGTTGCCACCTGTCATATAATTGTAATTTGTAATGCGATAAAAGAAAACTCTTTTGTTGTTTTGTTTTTTAACCGAATTTTAGTAACTTTATAGTTTGTTAATAAACTTTGTAAACAGGACATAACATCCAAAGTAAACCAAAAAAATGGCTAATGATAATATTGCATGGGTCAAATGGTTTGTTATCAAAAAACTGGATAAAATAATGGAAATAATGGAAGGTGTTCCAATAACTAAAACTGAAACAATTCCAGATAAAATCACATTATTTCGTGACCAATCTCTAAATTTAACAAGTAAGTTTTTCATATTATATAATGTTTATGTACAATTTTTCGTGAATTGGCGCTATTAATTTACCGCAACCATCAAGAAAATTTATTTCAATTATCCCTTCGTAACGTCCTTTATGGAGTGTATCTTTTTGTCGCCATTTGTAAATCATTTTGTATTCTGGAAAACAATTTTGACACTTTGGAGCGCAATCTTGGACTATCATTGGTTGACAAATTACACGTTTACTGCACGACTTAACGTCTTGCATGGAAAACTTGATTTCAGCATTTTGGATTTTGTCGTAAAAATCTAAATGTGAATTAAAGCCGTCTTGAATTAGTTCAAGTTCCAGCATTGGTAATGTACTTGATTGCTTTATGAAAAATTCCATTTCTATAAATTAGGTATATATTGAATCATTAAATATCCATCAAAAGTAAACAAATCATTTGTTGTAATTTCTTGAAGTTCATCGGGGTCACTACCTACTAATATTTGTAGTTGCGGATTACAGTTAAATAACCCATAAGTAGGAGAATAAACATCAACATATAAGTAATATTGCACATTCAAATTATGAATAAAACCTGTTCCACCACCTGCTAAACCTGTAAAATCAATTTTTGCACTATAAACTTGTCTTGGAATTCCATTAAATTCAATAAAATAGTTAGGGATTGGAACTCCTGTTGCATTTACAACATATTTTAAACCATCCCAAACATTTTGAACAGTGTATTTTTCGTTTATTCCACCTTCTTGCGAATATATTTCCTCGCTACCAGTCAAAGGTAAATCAGCATTAGGAAATTCATTAGGTTTTACATTAGCCATAATTTTTTATTATAAATATGAAAGAAGTTGTTCTAAATTTTTAAATTTCAATATTCAACAAATTCCAAGCTCTCGCCAATCTTGTCAAACCAATTCCAGCGCCAAAACGTGGAAAGAAATCTAAAGACATGAAATCTTCAAGTTCTTTTTCGACTCTTTCTTTACCGAACAATTCAAATAATTTGTTTGAATATGCGCCATCCGTAATATTGTAGAATAGATTTTTCATTTCTTCTTTATCACAAGACCTTTCAGCAGAACCAATGGTTTCTTGACCATACAAAATAACATCAGCTTTATTGAAAATTCCATTGCCTTTGTGTTTCATATTCCAAAAAGGTGATGTACGAATTGGAAATTCTTTCAAAAATACGCAAGTTCCTTTTTCTTTCCACAGGCGACTTTCATGTTCATCTTCAATTGTTTCAATGTTTCCATATTCTGCGCAAACCTCGTCATAAATCGTGTGAACTGGTTTGTCAAATCCAAGGTATTCTAACAATTCGACTTCTAATGCCACAAGGTCTTCAAAAGTGCCTTTAGATTCAAATTCAAACATTGGAAATATTTTCTCGTGTCTGCCTTCGATTGGTGTTTGTTCGTTACGATAAGAAGTTGAAATACAGAAAACTCCATCCCACGTAGGATTTTTCAAGAGTTCGTACTCTAACCACATTTGACCTGTTTGTGGTAAAGCCCAAGTCAAACCATTATATTCAAATGTTGCAACTGAATGTGGATTCTCACAAGCTGCAAGAATTGATAATCTGCTTTGTGTCGGAACTTCAATGTAATTTTTGGCGAGAAAGAAAGTTCTCAATTTTTGAACTAATTCGTGGTAAGCTTTTGTTTGTTTCATGTTGTTTTAATTATTTGATTTGTGTAATGTTTTTATTTATATTTATTTCATATATTTTACTAATCTTGTTTAAGGGGATTGACTTAGCTGTTTTAGCATAACCATCGTTTTTATCAACCCAAAATCCATCGCCATCTACAACTTTCACTTCAATTATGTAATTTGGTTTATTTTCAGTTGGTTTATGTTTATCTGTTGCGAAAGAAGTTGCATAAGATATTGCAGAATTCGGTGTTTTACTATAAACTGTTAAGCCTTGTTCAACTTCATAACCAATATTCATTTCTTGATTTGATTTGATGAATCTGTTAGATTCAATAAATTTCATTTCGGCTGAATTAACACCTCTCCATACAGTGTGTAATAATTCTGGAACTTCATAAAATATGTAATGTTTGAACCTGTTAGTATTAAATTCCGACTCGTCTGAATATAAAAAGGGATATATGGATTCAGGATATAACTCTTCAATTGTTTCATCTAAATTACTCCCGACTACTTTTGAACGAACAATGTTTTTGTCAATATTTCCAACTTCTTCTTGAACGTGTTTTATTTCATTTGACTGAACAATCAATTGGATTTTTTTGCGAATTTCCTTCTTCTTTTCAATCAGATTTTTTGCTTCATCGGAATTTAGATTTGGACTATCTTGTTCAGTTCTGTTTTTTAATAGATAATCCTTCATCAATTGATTGACATTTTTAAGTTCTAAATTTAATTTGTCTAACTCAAGATTTTCGTTCTCAAACAGTAAATAGTATTGACCTTCATTCAAGATTATTTTTTTCATTTATCTTAGCAATCCAATTGCTTTATTTAAATTTTTTTATTTGGGTTAATTCTAAATACTGAATTAGGTTGATTATGCCCTTCATCCACCCAAATAGCGTTTAAGCCTAAATTTTCAGCTATTTTAATTGCCATATCGAAATTCACATCTTCTCTGCCATACCCTCTTGGAAGTGGTTCGTGTCTATATATTTTATCAGTATCCACTTTAATTTTAGTCAATTCACTTTCCATTCCAGTTCTTGTAAATTCTAAAGCAAACTCTTTTGAAGGGGAATAAAAATTATTACCTTCATTGTAACCATGTCCACGATATAAGGTTATTATATTTTCAATATTTTTATCTTCATACTGATAAAATATCCAATCTAAGATAGGAACTGTTGTATATTTAACCGTCACTCCATCGACTTTAATTGATTTAACATTAGACATTTCTTTAATGTTATCAGTTTTTTTAAAGATATGATTTTGAAACTCTTTCTTCTTTTTTAAAGTTGAAATAATTTTTTCATCCATATCCGATGCCTGTTCAAATAAATTATCAAATTGTTGTTCGTTGATTAATATTCGCATTATTCAAAATCTAGCTCAAATTGTTTGTTGGATTGGACACACGTTATTGTATTCCAAAACGCTTTATAACCAAAAAAAAGTTTATCAGATTCTATTTTTTTAGCGTCATTTGACACTTCAAAATAAATCAACTTTGTTTCATCTAATCTAATGGCAATAATGTCACCATAAGATATTTGTACATCTAATTTTTTCAAATCATCAATTAAAAAGTGAACTTTCAAATTACCATACTCTTCGTATCTTACCATACCTTTATCAGCAATATACGTTTCATTAGTAGATGATTCTAATTTGAATAAGGCTGGAATTTCTACAGCTTCATCGTTGTAAATCTCTTGGTCAAAACCTTCATTGTAAACAGCATTAACTTGAGACTTTTCTTTAATAATTTTGATGAAATAAACCTTTGAATCAATGGAAGCCATGTGTTCACGAGCCATGCCTAAATAGTATTGGTATTCTTCTTCCGAGAAAAATTTTTGATTTCTATTGACTGGCGATAAATCCATTTGATTTTGTAGTTTTTTTTCGTTATATTAAAGCAACATTTTCTATAAATAGTACAAAAAATTTCAAAATGCAACAAGAACTGCCTAGTTTCGACACCAAACAATTTGCCACTTATGATGGTGAAAACCCATTTATTCTCCAATTGATTGAAAGATTTTCAAATGATATAAATTTTAATCTAACGATGTTTGAAAATGAATATCTTGTGAATAATTTCAAATATAGTGGTTATGGATTTCCAAGGATGCAAATCAATGTTGGTTCTGCCACTGAAAAGCGGATTCAAAAAGAATTTGCTTTAGATAGAGCAGTTCCTCATGTTTACGTTGATACATTAATTGGCGAAACGGAAGAATGGTATCACACGAGTTGTCGAACACAAAAAGGATTAGTTTATTTTTGGCTGTTTAAAGTCGAAATTGGCAACCTTTATGAACTTGTGTACACTCATAACAGTCAAATTGATTTTGAAGCCTTGAATGCCCAATTTAACGGTAAAAATCTTATGACTCATCAAGAAAGAGCCGTTGATTTTTTGGCATATCATAAGAGATGTTTTTTATTGGATACTGCTGGCAATGGGAAAACTTATTCGTCCATTGCTGCTGCTATTGCAACCGATTGTCAAAAGATTCTTATTGTATGTCTAAGCGGTTTGAAAAAGAATTGGTCTTTGGAATTGAAAGAATGGTCTGAAACAGCTAAAGTGATAAGCGGAGAAAATAATTGGTCTGATACACCTTCAAGATTCACAATCATTAATTTCGACATTTTAGCCAACTACCATCAAAAAGGCAAAGGCAAAACAAGTCTTTTATTAGCAGAAAAATTCGATTGCATTATCGTTGACGAAATACAAAAAATTCGTAAAACAACTTCACAACGAAGTAAAGTGATAGCGGATTTGTGCGCTTCACAATCAGTTAAATACGTCTGGGGACTTTCAGGGACACCAATTGCAAAAAATGAAGAATTTTTAAACCTTTGTATGAATCTAAACATCAGTATCAGCGATTTAATTTACACTCCGAAACATTATCACTATTTGGAATATTCAGTCAAAAATGCCGATTTTATTGAAAGATACTGTTATGGGTTAAGACCAAAAGGTAATCGTACTTTTTGGGTTAAAGGTAAAAAGGTTGATGGAATAATGCAACATAATAGTAACACCCACGAATTACATCAAAGAACCAAACATTTACAATTAAGAAGGCGTACAGAAAATTCAGTCGAAGGATTTCCAGATAAAACAAGAGACAAACTTTGGACTACTTTCACATCAAAAGAACAACAAGAATATAATGAACTTTTTGACAATTACTTACAAGTTAAAGGTTTGAATGATGAAGTTGACAAATTGTTTGCATTGAAAATGAAAGAGTTGAAAACAATATTTACAGAAAATCAAAAATTCTACGACTTTGAAAAGTATGTCTTTAGATGTGTAAATGACCTCAATAAAATAAAAGACCAAACGACTAGATTTAATGATTCACATGAAAATATTGTAAAATCTTATGCCGATAATACGTTGGCAAAGATTGAAAAGATTATAGCCAATTACCGAGAACATATAATTAAATGTGAAAAGTTAGAAAAGGAAGAAAAAATTGACCAAATAACTAAATTTGAAGTAAAAATACCAAAAGACATTGAGAAAAATCGAGTGTTGATTGAAACAATACTCCTACGTCAATATCTAGCAATCAAGAAAGTACCCCACACTGTCAAATTTGTTAAAGATGAAATTGAAGACGGAAACAATGTGATAATTTTTACACATTTCATTGAAGAATTTAATCTTTTGGCTGCTAATTTTAAATCAAATGGTGTTATGGTTCGTGGTGGGTCAACAGAAAAAAAACAAGCAGCAGTTGACGAATTTATGACGAACCCTAAGAAGAATGTTATCATTGGAAATATAACAACACTTGGCACAGGGTTTAATATCACAAAAGCAGATGTTGTTATGTTCAATAGTCCTAATTGGGATGGTAGTGAACATGAGCAAGCAGAAAAAAGAGCGTGGCGCATCGGACGTAAAGAATTAGTCAAATGTTATTATCATTTGTTCGATGGTTCAATTGAAGAACGTGTTTTTGACATTTCTGAAAATAAAAAGACCAATTCTGAAATTTTCTTAGGCGATGAGAAGTCTACCCCTATTTGATATTTGTTTATCTATTTGGCACAATGCAAACATTGTGCTATTTATATAGAAAACATTTATGGCAACAACAAATAATCCTTCAGACTGCATCAACAACGAAGAAAAACAGTGTCTTATACAAGATGTTGGAAACCTTTTAACTGCTGGCATTACCAAACTTGAAATAAGTAGTGCAGCTTGGTGTACGTTTTTAAAATTTGCAGTCGAAGAATATGTAACGCAAATTCAAATGTGGTTGATTGATAATCAATGGTCATCACTGAATGGCAAAGACGTTACAAAAAATGACATTTGTTTTGCATTAACTCAAAGGTCTATTGACGCTGAACTTCAATTTTCTTATGCTTATAGCAAACAAGTGGGTTTGCAATCTCGTGGCAATTATGAATTAAAGAAAGATTACATCATCATTGAAGAAGGTACACAAGTTTATGAGATTCCAAGAGGTCGAGAAATAAATTCAGTCTTATGGCTCACACCTTCTGATATTGACCATGCGACTTTTTCAAGTCTTGGTTATGGTACAAACCTAAATGGAACTGGTGTTGGTGGGTATTCTGGCTTCGGTTATGGTGGAGGTTTAGGTGCAATCAATGGCGCATATTATATAGCTCCTGCTTATGATATTGTTTTAAGGGCTGCGGATTTTGGATTGAAGAACCGAATTTTAAAATCAGATTTGACTTATAAAATAACAGCAGGGGCAAATGGCACAAGACTTCTTCACTTGTTTTCTATTCCAAATCATGGGAATGAAATAGGAATTCGTAAGAATTTGTATAAGTGTAAGGTCTGGTATCATTATTACGACACCGAAGATTTGACAGCAGAAGACAAAAATAAATGTCTTGAGACTTGTAAAGACATTATAAAATTTCCATCAGACGTTCCACTTCCAAAGACTGATTTTTGTGATTTGAATGAGCCTAGTAAAGTTTGGGTTCGTAAATTTCTGACGGCTTATGCTAAAGAAGCTCTTGGAAGAGCAAGAGGTAAGTTTAAAGGTGAATTACCATTTCCAGACTCAAATGCAAACATGGATTACGAATCACTTTTAGCGGAAGGGAAAGAAGAAAAGGAAAATCTTATTGAAGAACTTAAAACTTGGCTTGAAGGAATGCGAAGTGATAAACAATTAGAAAGAAGAGCAGGTGAAGCTGAAAATCTAAATACGATTTTAAGTAAAGTACCTAGTGGTTTTTGGGTAAAATAGAGCAACATGAAAAGAAGAATATTAATTAACGAAAATCAATACAATTTTTTATTTGAATCTGATGATTTTGAATTAAAAATCAATACACTTATTAATAGTGGACAATTAGAAAATATAGAACTTGCGTTTCAACTTATTGAGGGGATGAATTTAGATAAAGAAAAATTCTTTAGCCATTTTCAAGAAACTTTCGATTTTCTTAAACATCATGATAAGATTTCTGCAAATCCTCTGGATGAAATGACACCTCAAAGTCTTTATGAAATTTTAAATTTAGAAAATTTAGGGTTTCTACAAGACAAATTAATTGAAGGCGTACCTGAATTATGGTTGCCAAATTTATTCACTCTATACATCGAATTATCCGACCCAAAAACATTACCAAAATTTAGTCATACACCCAAATTAAATACACTTATATTAAGCAATAACGAACTGGACACAATACCTTTTTGGGATATTCAATCCTTGAAATTTTTATCCGTAGCTAACAATAATTTGTCCGATGTTTCAGTGTTTAAAAAATTAACAAATTTAACTGAATTAGATGTGTCAAAAAACTATTTTAAACATTCTCAAGCAATAGAGTTACAACAAATGTTACCCAATACTATAATCAGATTCTAAATGAAAAAACAAATTATATTAAACGAAAATCAATATAGAGTTTTATTTGAATCTGATGATTTTTCACTTCAATTAAAGAACTTGAAAAAATTACTTGAATCAGGTCAAGAAGAAAATATTGAACTTGCATTTCAACTTGGTGAAGGAATGGAATCTTATGTGCCAAATTTTAATATGGGCAGATATATATTGAGTAATTATGGAACTCTTATTAAAATGATTTTAGGTTATATGCCAAAAGGTAATGTAGGAACTTGGCACAATGAAGAAATTTACACTTACGTTGTAAAATCTTTTATTATGTTATTTAGCTCAAAAGAATTAAAATTGTTTAGAAAAGGTTTAACAAAATTTCCAGACGATATATCAAAATTACAACATATTGAATTATTAGATTTAAGTGACAATCAATTGACATTCTTGCCAGAATCAATTGGATTATTAAAAAATTTAAGTCGTTTAAATTTAAGTGATAATAAAATATCTGAACTACCAAGCTCAATGAAAAATATGAGCAATTTGAGAGCAATTTCTTTATCCAATAATGAAATGTACCAGTTACCAAAAAATCTATTGGAATTTACACAGTTGGAATTTTTGGATATATCATATAATAATTTTTTACACCTACCACAAGATATTGACAAATTGGCTAATTTAGAAATACTTTTTGCCAATGATAATAAACTGTCAACAATTCCACACTCTTTATCTAATATCAAATCTTGGACACTTCTAGATTTTAAGTATAATCACATACTACCATCCGAACAACGTGAATTGCAACAATTATTTAAAGTTAAAATTGATTTTTAAAATCAAACAAAAGACACTAATTAAAATCTAGCGTCTTTTGTTTGGTTTTTTTTTAATCATGTAACGTTTCCCAAAATTCATTGTAACTAGATTTTTGAGTTGTTACTAACTCTGGATTGTGAGAATTAAACATATTCTTAATATTAATTCCTGCAATCATTGTATTTGAGCCAAAACCCATAGCTACAATTTCTGCCCAGTCTTTGTCAAATTCTTCTTGACTCATGTTATCTAGCAATGCTTTTAACTGTTGAGCCATTTCAGATTTTGGTTCTTTGTTTTCGTTTTCCATTTTAGGCACTCCACATGCTTTACCATATACATGTGATTGAAAGTCAATAAATCTAGCGTAATTTTCCAAGTCAGTTAACGAATCATCACATTGGAAATTAAGCAATTCTTTATCAACTTTCGCAAAAAATAGTTTTCTAGCGATTCTTTCTTGTTCGTTTTCAGTTTCCATTTTTAAATGTTTGTTTTATTGTTCACAAAATGATGTTTTTTCATTTGTTAAAAATTTGTAAGGTGGATTATCATAGTCAATAATGATTTTATCTTTCAAAAAATCAGCCAATTGACTTCCAGTCATTTCAATTGAATTTAACCTAATGTCTTTTGAGATTTCATTCTTTTCGTTAACCCAATAAGTGCCATTATAGTCAATTCGCTCGTAGTCAATACTATTATTGGGGGACAAACCTTTGATAGACCATAATTCCATCTCATCGTCAGTAACCATCATTACTTCATCCAAATCAATTTGTTGTTCTTCTTTTCCGTCTAATGGAAAGTCGGACACCATTTCAAGTTGTTGTTTTGTGAACCAAATCCTTTCGTCTGCTTGGCGGTCTTTAGCTTCACCTGTTTTACGTTTAGTGTTTGGCGAAGGAATCTTCTTACGAATTTCAGGGTGAAACACAATCCAAATAGGCGCAAGCGCTTTGTTGAATTTTTCAACATACTTTGCAGGATTATAAGGAACTTTCGCATCCAATTCTTCTGGTAAAACCAATCTTGAAGTCAATCGTTGATTGCATAAAAGCACCTCAACTATATGTGCATCATCTTTTGTTTTGTAAGATTTGAAGGTGTATTTGAACTTAATATCTTCAGCCTTTCCAATCAAATCCAATTGATTTTCTTTTGAGACAATTGAATATCTTTTTGTCGCAAATGGGTCAGTATTTTCAACCTTAACATCGTTGAATGTGAACGAGCCATATTCTTCAAAATAATCGGCAGCATCAGATTCTTCACCATCCGTCAACATCACTTGATATTCATCACCATATCCTTTGTACTCAAGAATAAGATTTTCAAGTTTCACAGGATTTTTAACCAATTTCTTTAAATCTTTGATAAAAGAGTCACATTTGATTTTTGAAGATAAACTGAAATAACCTATAACGTTTCTATCCGTCTTTTTGTCGGCAGTTTCTTTTTTTCCATCTCCAATATTGATGTAATAAATCCAATCGCCTTTTCCCACATTTAAATCAGCTTGAATGGCTAATTCCATGTGCGCTTGACGAACACCTTTACCTTCTTTCATGTTTTGAATGTAATCCTTCAACTCTTTGGTCAACCTTGCCTTACTTGCAATTTCTTTAGCAACGATTTCTTGGTTGTGGATTTTTTTCAAATATTCATAATAAGCATTTGTAAACCCGATGGCATCACCAAGCAAAATTGTTTTAAGGTTCTTGTCGAAAAAGCGTTGAATGTATTCACTTTGTCTTTTGGAAGTTAGAGTACCACCCACGTAAGATATTTTATAATCTCCTTTACTTTCTTTTAAATACACAAAATTTCCCTTTGAAAAATTGATACAACTAACTGCGTACTCGTCAATATCCACACCCATTTTACCTCTCATAAATATGTCATTGTACTCTGCCACGTATGCTTCAACGCCAGTATATTCCTTATCCTTTGTAACAAGCCAATTATCACCTTTGCCAATGTATTTGTAATCATCTGCATTTTTAGGGATGACAAAATTTGCTCCATCTGTATGGAAATAGATAATTTTGAAACCTCTTGGTTTGAAATAATGAATCAAATGACGCATGTGTTGACGACCTGAACACGTGATGTGCCATGCGCTATCAATGTGGCAGAAAGGTGAAACATTTGGTGCGCCCAACATTCCATAGAAAGAGTTGATAAGAATTTTTAACGGCAATTGTTTTTTGTCATAATATTGCTCATTTGCATAATCTTTGTTCTTTTTAGCAACGTTCTTTTTATTTTTGTAATCAAGCCTTGTGTATAAACCAAATTTCACCAACATTTTGTAAATGCCAGTAATGTCAATGTCTGGGATTTCACAATGTTGTAAAAATTCGGACGGATACAAAGAAGAATAGTCAATCTTAACGATGTTCTGATGAAATCCTGCTGAAACCATCCCAAGAAGTCCACCTGTAAAATCTCGTGGTTCTTCATAATTTGGAATAGCGATACAATTCAAATACGTCCATGTAGAAAGTAATAGTTTCCACACAGTTGCGCCACCCATTGTTGCAATTTTCTCATAAGAAGTTGGCAACCATTTGCAAATCTCAAAAGTCGCTTGAGAATACAATTTATCCAAAAGATATGGCTCTTCAATATCGTCAATCAAATATCGTTCAATGATATAGTTGCCTGTAACAGTTTCATATTTGTTCCATTCTTTGATAATTTCCTTTGAAAAATCTTTGTCCTTGTGGTCTTTTGCGATTTCACTGCCATCAACTTTCTCAAAGCCTTCTCGAACTAACAATTGATGAATCAAACGAATATCGTCAAAATTCACACGAATTTCCTTCAATTTTGTTTGCAAGTATTCACAAATCTTTGGACATTTTGCTTTTAAATCTGATGTAAATCCAGTGTAAGGGCTGACAATGCCATCGTATTTGATAGCAAGTTGATAAAATGCTAAAAAATTGTCATCAATCTCTTGCTTTGCAAAGTTATATCGTTTATCGTCTTCAAAATTGTTTTTTATCTCAAATGAATTTTCACAATCCGCAATGATTGGTTTTGTCCCATCTGCATTTTCATGGTAGAGAAACAATAGATTTTTATTCTTGTAGAACTTGATATTATCACCATTCTCACGAATTAGTGATTTATCAAAAGACATTTTGCTGAAATCTAACGATTTCTTTGAAACAAAAAATTCACCTGACTCTCGATTGTAATAGTAAGGTCTTTTGTCTTTGTTGATATAACCAATCAAGTCTCCTTTAACATAAACACGACCCTTCTTTGCAAGATTTGCATGAATGATATTGTCCTTTAATTTGAAATTGGGAATAGTTTTATCTTGTGCAGCAGCTCTTTTCACAGCAAACATCACATCACAAATATTTCGACCATACATTTTTGTTTGTGTATAATCTTCTGTTGCTCCACCAACTTTTACTTTTGCACCTTCATTTTTTCCATACATGAAATATGGATAAACTTCACCACATTTTTCATAATATGGACTTAACAAGTCACGAATATAGTCCAACGTAGTCTTCGTACTATCCTTAACACCATCTTTATTTTTGACAAAGCATCCTAAGAGTTCAAGTCTTTTTTCAATGAACGGAAAATCAAATCCTTCGCCATTATAAGTCAAAAGAAGGTCTGGGTCAAGTTCGCCAATGATTCGATAAGTCTCTTCAATGATAAATTGTTCTTCGGTTGGATTATCAGCATTTAAAACTTTTTCAAAACCTCTATTATCCTTGATACCGATTTGAAAAACACAACCCAATTCAGGTTTTAAAGCAGCAATTTTTATATGCTCGTTGCCAACTTGTGCTTGGGTTTCAATATCGAATGTTAATATATGTAGGTCATCGTAATTTTCAATTCCCTTGTACAATCTACGACCAGTTTGAATCATATATTGTTCATTAGGATTTACAAAAAACAATTGACTTTCCATTTTTTTGAACACGTCAATCCTATTGACGTTCAACCATTTCAAAAGGTCTTTTTGTTCGTCAGTGTTGTCATAAGTTTGGCATTCAATAATACTGCCAATGATTTTTTTCTCATCCAATTGAATGTTGAACCAGTTTTGATGGTCATCATTCTCTTTTATAAAATCCAAGAACTTATCAATCGAAGTATCAATCTCTTTGTTGATATAAGTTCTATTGATTTTGAACGAAATGTTAGAATTTTTCTTCTGATACCATTTGATAATTTTTGTCCAATCTACACTATCTTTGGTAAATACGTCAAATTCTTTATGCCACTTATGTAATTTGAAAAAAAGTTCAATTCGGTCATCTTCGTCAATGATACTATTGAACCAATTTTTAAGTTTTACTTCATCAATATACACAGTTCCCTTCGGAGACAGACCACCTTCTTTGAAGAAATCCAATAGATTTTTGAAAGACCCTTTGATTTTTTTTGGTTTACCATAAGCATCAATTTGGAAATATGGATTGTCACTTAGTTCTGGTTTTTCAGACTGGTCATCCAAAGTGAATTTATATTTGAAACCTTCTGCCATGCGTTTGACAGTGGAAGATTCAAATTTAGTTATTTGTTCTTCAACATTGATACCATATATGCGTTGTTTCTTATTGACCAAATCTTTCCATTCGTCATAAGATTCAATTTTATATCTGACGATGTATTTTTTCACATCTTCTTTATACCTTTCTTCTAAAATGCGATTATCAATGCCATCAAAAGTTATTTGGCGGTTGTTTGGTAAAATAGCAATTTCGTTTGAAACAGCAGTTTCATCAAGTTCAACAATATTATGTGTAAAAAATGTGGCTGTTGTGGGTTTTTTAGACCAAACAAAAGGTTTTAATCCGTTTTTGTGTGTGAATCTGGGTGTGTCACCTTGAAAATCCTTGGCAAAGAAAATATCAACATTATTGTGATTTCTGGAAACTTCAATTGCACGAATACCTAACATCTCTTTTCCAAAAATATCTTTTTCATAACTGCCATTCAAAAAATCAACAACATTCTTGTCATCAAATTCTGGCTTATTTCTGTCTTGCTTGGTTTTTAATATGTTATATCGCACTTTGTTAACTTATTTTGATTGATTATAAAATTAGACAGGAGAGCCATCAGCCAACCATTTGTTAAAAGTTTCAATTTGTTCACTCGTTGCCTTTTCAGCAGCTTCACACAGAATGCGTAGATTTTCAGCTTCAGCTTCCGTCCATATAACATCTTCACGATAACCCATTTCAGTTAGTAAATCCATGAAAATCATTTGATTTAAAACAGTCAAACGAGTTTCCAAAGGACATTCTTTGATTAAATTTTCGTAGATTTTACTTGCCATTATTGTTATATTGGTTATTTTTTGCAAGCCACTTATTTTTTAAATGAGAAGTTGCATCACAATATCTTAGATAAAGTTCTTGCACATCATCGTCAGTTTCATTTTTCACCCAATCTCTAAAAATTGTCATTTGTTCATCAAAAAAAAAATTATAATTTCATCAGACGTGTATTGTTTTTCGTTATTGTGCATCTTTTATGTTATTGCTTTGTTAATAATTGTTTGAACTTGTTCCTTTGAAAGGAGAGGATTTTTATTTTCAAGTTGACTTTGCTTTTTCAAATTTACAACTAAACGTTTAACAATTCTACTATGATAGATATGAATTTTATCTTTAATAGTATTAATATCATTTCGAGTTTGAAAATCAACCTTGTCAATTGACTCAATACCAGTCAAAAGACTTTGCAAATCATCTATTGATTCTTTTAAATTGTCAATTGCTATTTCTTTACGAGTTTCGTATTTTTC